CGTTGGTTAGCTTCTTTTGCTCGTCTGTCAACTCAAGCTTCTCACCTATGCCGAGAGCCGAGTCACACGCTGCCCATAGGTTATCATCGAAAGCCTTCAAGCCGTCAACGATAAGCCCCGAAGCAAACAAAGCCCCCTCGCCATACTGAGCCATTATTTCTTTTGGCTCCAAGACGCAGCAGAACGGAGCCTGCGGGTAATCCAAGTCGCCCGACATAGGCAGCAAGGAGATTCCTGCGAACCACTTGCGGTTGTTGTAGATGAACTTGGTTACATCGTCCCACTCATCATCACGAACGGTGATGGTGTTGGAAACATTGTGACGGAGCCATGGAGCAACTACCGCATCATCGCGGGTGCCATACTCAACCCAATTCTGCTGGGTGAGACGCACATGCTCAAGAAGCTCGACAGCGTTCATCTGATTCTTGAGCTTGGCTCCTTCGGGAACTTCGCATAGGAATACGATTGACATGTCAGTTCCAGTTGCGCTCCACACAGACTTCTCAACGGCTCTTGGATTGTGAGCCTGGAAATACTTGAGTGGAGTTTCATTGACATTAGCCTGAACACGGCGGAAGTAGCGACGAGCGTGGTGTGGGTGGATTCCACTTGCCGAGCCGAGCAAGCAGCTTGTGCTTCCAGCGGGCTTGACACATGTAGCTCTTGCACACTTGTTGATGCCGAGCTTGGCGGCTATCTCTTCGTTCACCTTGAGAATAAGCTTTGCGCCCTTCTTCTGAATGGCTGGATCGAAAGCTATTTCTGGCGAATCCATCATGCCTGTCATAGAGCAGCCGAGAAGGGCTTCACGACGAACGATGGCTTCGGTGACTGGACCAAGATAATCAAACTTATCGTAACCAGCCTGCATGGTTCCGAGAATAGCGGCTGCACGGCAGACATTGAGGAATTCCTCTTCCGTCTTGCACTTCTTCATGTTGATTTCACAGAGGTTGCAGAACTGCCAGCCAGAGTTGCCCTTCTCGTCATAGGCACGCATGCCGATTTCTACGCATGGATTATACAGAGCTTCTTCGTTGTCACTCCAAATAAATCCAGGCTCACCGAATTCACGCACCGACTTCATCAGCTTCTCGAAGTCTTCACGGGAAGTCTTCTCACGAATGAGCAGAGCCGAGTTGTTGGAGCGTCCACGCTGCGGGTTCTTGATGAACCAGTCACCAGTCTTAGCATTTACCATTTCGGTGTCATTAGCCGAGAATATGCAAATGGTTGCGCTGCGGCGAATACCACCACTAAGCACCGCATCGGATGCGTGCATGATAAGATCGTATGCGTCGATGGAGCGAAGACGCTTCGATCCGGTTGCAAGGGTTACATCAAAAACACTTGCCATCTTCTCAATGGATTGTGTCAAGCCCTTAGCGCCTGGAGCCTTGCCACCCCATGAAAGGGGAGCGCCTGCTGGACGAATCTTGCTGAAGTCGAACTTTACCTTATGCCCTTGATAGTCGGGGAAAGGAACTTCGCCTGTGAAGTATGAAGAGACGAGAACACCAATAGCGTCAGCCCAGCCCTCAATGGAGTCAGGAACAACATATGTCTTCTCAGCCTTGGTTCTGGTTGCAATGTCGCTCAACTTGGCTACATGGTGCGTCTGGACGGAAAAGCCGGTTCCACAACCACAAAGAAGTAGATACATGCACTCTTGGAAGAAACGAGGGCGATCAACATAACTTACGGTACAGTTATAGAGCTTCGCATTCTTGTCAAGGATTGGCTTACCACCAAACTGCAAGGCTCTCTGCGAGCCGAGAACACGCTTACGCTTTACCATCTGCTTTGCAAACTCAAAATCTTCTCTTATGGATTCAATCTTATCCGCATACTTCTTTTCATGCATCTCGAATACTCTGTCAACCTGTTCGTCCCACGTTTCTCTTCTTTTGAGTTCCGGTACGAAACGGCTGTATTTAGCGTAACGTGTGTATTCCATGAGGGCGCGTATAGACATCTTATTGTTCTCCTGCTGTTATTTTAGTCTCTGTTATTTTTTTACAATACATCAAAAATATATCCTCAGTAAAATCATTTTTCATCTTATTGATGTCTTTATGAATCCACTGAACATTTCCTTTTATATATCCTTTACTACTATCTATTCTATCAAGGGATGCATTTCCCCTATGATGGTTTATATTGTTTGAGAAGTATATATCTACGCCGGAATAAGCACATTTTTTACTCTGCTCTATGTATAAATTCCAAACATACTCTATATCTATACTAAAATCAAAGCCGCGACTTTTTGCTCCACTTTTTATAGAGTTCCACAGAGAAAGAGAAATTTCGCCATACCCCTTCCAATTGTGGTGATTGTTTGCCGAACTTTTATAAAAACATCCACAATCTTTATAAGTTCCGTTGATGAGTTTTGATGTTGGGCATACCTTTTCTCCACCACAATCACACTTACACAACCACATCATCTGTCTTCCTTTTTTGCCGAACGACTTAGCCCCCATTTGCGAGACAGCCACCAACTTACCAAACCGCTCTCCCGATATATTCTTACTTTTATTAGATCCAATATTTTTATTGACACATCCGCACGACTTCGTTTGCCCATTTATCAAATAGGTTCCGCTTACCGGATGTTCATTTCCACAGACACATTTGCATAACCACATCTTTCTATTATTCTTACTTTCTACTTGTTTTAGTACAGTAAAGTTATTGTATCTTTCGCCTATTTCTATTTTTCTCATACTATTCTCCTATATGTATTTATACGAGAAAAATATTGTTGTAACATATTTATTGACATAGAGTTTTTCATATCATCTTATTTTAGTTGGTAGTGGTATTTATCAATGGGTAATCTGTCAAACACCACAATGTATAGCGTATAAATACTACGCCATACGCTATATGTTGTTATAAATAGGTTCTCACTTTTTCTGGAATACAAGGAAATATGAGTGGTATTTTCTTGCGTGTTTCTGTATGGTTGTATTATGTGTTGTCATGCGGTGTTTAGCGGTGAGAATGAACAAATCAATGTTCTCAAAGCCGCATTCCGCTGCCTTGTTGCAGATAAAAACATGCGACAGGTGGTTCTTTCCGCCCGAGACAATATCTTGACACTTGACGATAAGGTAGCCCTTCTTCTTGATGACTCTGCCAAACTCCTTGAGCGAGTCATCATAGAACTTCCAAAGCTCCTTCATACTTTTATATGACGAGAAACGATTCCCTATAACGGAACCCTTTCCGTGAGCTACGATGAAAGGTGGATCGTACATCATCGACTCAAGGGTGTTCTCTGGCATAGGAAGGTGCCTACAATCGGCTTGGAGGACATCTGGACGCTTTGGGTGGGGGCAGACATCAAACTTGATTGTAGGCTCTTCTAAGCCCTTCCAGAAGGCTCCCTTTGAGAAGGTGACATCGCATTGGATGTTGCCAGTGTAGAGACTCTGAATGTCTTTGATTATCTGGAGTTGAGAGTCGGAGAGAGATTTTATCATATTGGCTTCCTAAACATGTTGATGTATTCTACACCCGTTCTCACTTTTCCGTTGGCACCAAATCCATTGCCCTTGAGCGGAACCGTGACCATCTTCTCAAGGTCGAACCCGAGCTTTACAAGACTTTCAATATGCCACTTGTTGACATCAATTTCAACGCCACTGCGTATATGGTTTTTCATATTGATGATTATTATACCGTTTGGCTTCAACACTCTAAAACATTCAGCGTAAACATCTTCATGTAAACGCTTGTAGTCATCGCCCCACTGCATAGCGCCCGTATTGTTTTCGGTGAGTTTCCTACCAAGAACATGGGTGTATGTATTTCTCTTTGATGTGTCTTTGGCTTCATGGTGGTCTGCCATACGGTTGCCGTAGGTTGGTGAAGTGCAAATAGCATCAAAGAAGCCTGAAGAGAACTTCATCTTTGTTGAATCGCCGCAGATTGTCTTTGGATGCATAGCCGCCCATTCGGGTTCTATCTCTATGCCATATGTGTCAAACGGAAGCTCATGTATCTTACCTGTTCCTGCAAACGGGTCAAGAACCTTTGATGTCTTTGGAAGAGTTGACAGTAGCTCTGTGAATATAGGCATCAATGTTTTTGTAAACTTGGCTGGGTGCTTCATGCACCTATTCTACCATACTCGCCAGGAAATCAATATGGCTTATATAAGCTTGAATCCAACTCTACCGCTGATACCGGTTGACTTGAAGCGAGTGGAAGTCCATAGCTCAATCTTTCCCTTAAACTGCGGTGGGTATTTGACTTCAAACCCATCAAATCGCATACCCTTCTTACTTGTTTTTACTCTAGTGTAAACCTGAAGTATGCTGGATTTGTTGAGAAGTTCTAAGAATGATCCAGTTATATTGTATTTGGCGTTCCTGTTTATTACCGCAGCCGACAACTTAGCCATACCAGCCAAAAGAGTATAGAACTCTGACGATGCTGAAGAATCCTTGACTTTGATTGCATGTAAAAATACGCTGGCACTCGGAACGTCAGGAATTGGAATTGGAGTGCTTGACTTCATCTGAGTGGCTATGTATTTTTTATATATCTGATACTCGTCACCCGGAAGTAATTCCGCAATACGAGCCAATTCGACTGGATTTTCAACAGATTTTGTCTTTGTAACCGAATTGATTATATCAACTGCATACTTATTATTTGCCTTCCATGCGTCATCAACTTCTGAAAGAGCGTGATATAGGTTTGTTATAGCCGCAGCCGCTCCACCATCGGAGTCAGCCTTTGAGCTTATTCCTACTTTGGTGTTGCCGTCAGGTGATACGAGAGTAGAGTCTATGAGCTTTTCGGTGGCAGTGGTGTTGAAACGTATGAGCATGTCCGAGTATTTCAGAGCAAAAGGAGCTAGTAGCTTACTCTCCGATGTCTGTATGTCACCAGTGACCTTTATTCCTTTTACAACAGCATACGGTGCGAGAATTTCTCCGAGGTAATCCTCATACGCCGAAGCCATGGATTCATTAGCCAGAGGAACCAAATTGGCACTCCCCATAATGAAGTTATCTATGAGATTGTTTATATCAGTCTTAGATTCATCAGCCAGCATGGTCGAACTGGCAACATTTGCTTTTACCTTTTCGATAAGAGTATCAGCGGATAGAACTTCCACCTTGGCATCTTTTTTCCCGCCGGTAAGAAGGTCGGAAGCCTTTATACCAGACTTCTCTTTCTTAGTGAGCTTACTGGTATACTCATAGCCAGTCAACTTACGGAAATCATCATTTGCCCAAGCTGCCAATCTATTTGTCTTGAATCTCTTGAGATACTTTATAAAGGCTACGAAAGAATTTTTCTCTTTGTCTTTGAATACCACGATGACTGCGCAAGTGGAATCTTTTACTTCATTCGCGTCCTTGGTTGCTATGTCGCTGTTAGACATCTTCCAGTTGTTTATGGTCTTGACGAGTTCTTCAGTTTCCATACCATCGGTCTTATCTGGAACAAATATAACCTTCTCAAACGAGAGAACATGCCCCTTGGCGTTGATGTATGTGTCACCCTTGGTTCTCGCAGCAACGCCACGACCCTCATTGAGTCCCAATACATTCTCCATAAGTATCTTTATCTGGTTCATATCAGTTCTCCAACCTCCACAATGAGTTTCTGTGTCTTCTTGCCGCTCTTGAGATTATATTCTAACCTTGGTCTTATCTGAAACAAGAGCTTACTTTCATTATTTATGTTTATGCCGTAGAACTTCATGGTTCCGTTTGGCTCCGTCTTCAGGTTTACAACATATTCGTTCTTGAGTTGGTCGAAATCGGCATCTTCTATCTCTTTGATATCGTTTCCACGAATACTGACAACTCTTGGTGTATCTGAGCCGAATATGGCACTACGAAGGAACTCGAAGCACTTCATGGTAAATACGCGGGCACGAGGGTCGGCTGTGAATACCTCAGAGTCTTTAGCCTGTATCTCTTCAGACATGGCTTGAATGAAGCGGTTGAGAGTCACCTTCAACTGGTTTAGCTCCTGACCAGCCTGACCTACCTTACGGTCAGCATCGCTTTCATACTCTCCACCACCGGCGTAGTGCTTATCCTGTATGGTCAAATACTTTCTGACATACGATAAGAAGTGGTTTTCGTCATCCATCTTGTCGGGGTGTTGGTAAATGACATCCTGAATCTTTGAATACTTGTCGGGGAACTTATCAAGCTTCTCAAGACCTTCGATGAAACTCAAGTTGAACAACTGCCCAAGCTTGAGCATACCGTCGAATATTCCCATGTTGGATACGGTAGTCTCATCGGTCTTCAAGGAGAATACGATAGGCTCCGACAGGTCTTTTGGAATGTCTGTCTTTGACTTGGCTGAAATCTTTAGCTTGATGTCACCCTTGATGGTTCCACCCGAAGAGATTCCACCAGCACCATCGGCAACAACGGTGAAGTCAATGTCATCTTTCTTGTGATTGGTAAGAACACCAATCATGAACTCATGTATCTTGCGCAGTATCTTGAGGTTTGGGATCTTGTTGACCAGAGTCTCTATCTTTGAGTCAACTGCTGGATATGCTACCATTTTGGGACCGAACATTCCATCAACCTTGTTTGGGCGAAGGTATACCTCAACCCTTACAGATACCTTATCATTGCTATCAGCGTCTACACCGTAGATATTATCGTTGGCAATGTTTGGGTCTATAACGTATGAAGCTTTGCCGCTGCTCAAATCCAGAGACTTGCGAATCTGGTGAAGCTGGTTCTTGTCTATTCTTCCATAAGCCATATGAAGAGCTACAGCGATGGCGAATATACCCTCCATCGTTTCTCCGACGTTCTTCTCTTCTGTCAATGGTCTGGAAATAAAATTGCTGAACTTCATATTATCTCCCACACCCGCAGCCGCCACGTTTCTGTGGGGCTGATGGTGGAATTGGGCGTGGCTTTGGCGGAGTTTGAGTGGTCTTTGCTTTCTTTGGAATAACAGAAGGTAACGGCTGGTTTTTCTCCACCGTCTCTTCTACAGGCTTGCCATTTATAAAGCGTTTGATTATCATTTAGATAAACTCTTAGTTTGTTTTGTTTGCGTTTGACACAGCATCGTTGGTTGTAGCGTTTCCACTCTTACCCTTCTTTAGCCAGGATCCTTTTATCTTTTCTATTCCCCTCACCAATTCTTCTCTACCAAGAACATCAGTTGCATACTTTATCCAAGCGTCTATAACTTCATCGTTTAGATTGAAGAAATCCTTGTAATCTTGACGTGAAACATACGTTACATTTTTATCACGAGCAGCATCGCCAGCAACCCCTTTCAAAATACCATTGGCTTTTTCTACACACTTTGCCAACTCACTAAAAAATTGAGCTTCTTGCGCTATAAAAGCGTTCAAAGCATCATCAGCATCCTCCGGAAGTTTCTCTAATCTATCAGCCATATATTCTCCAGTATTTTAGGGGGTTGGTTTGGTATTGGTGTTTTGAGGTTGTGTCTTAGTATTCTTACTATTGGCAATCGCCTTTTCTATTATGCTCTTTAGTTCCTTTGGAGCCATGCCTGGGTTATTATCCAAGGCTTGTCTAATAACATCATATGGCAAATCCATTTTTCCGAGAGAGTCAATTATCTCGGTGGTAGCTTTTTTAGCATCCGATGGCTTTCCTTTATATTTAGCCATAATGTTCTTCAATCCACCTTTTATACTCTCGTCCAAACCTTCTACAGAAGCAAATATTCTAATGTGATTCAACAAGAACATATACTTTGTTTCATCTAATCCCTTCTGCATCTTACCGCCGCTGTCATGTTTAGCAGCAGATATTCTTCTTTGATTTGCATACTGCTCAAACTTGTCTGCAAGCTTATGCTTATTCATAATATCCATGGCAGACTTTTTAAGCTCAAGATACGATTGCATGTTCTCACCCATATCATCAGCGGCAGACTTTATCATCTGATTTATTTCATCAGCGGCTACTCTACCCTTCTTTATTTTATCCCATATAGCTGTCCATTTTTCGGAAACCTTACTGAAGAATACATCGGCAGCGGACCCGCCTTTTTCATTCTCAGCCTTCATCGCCCATACCAAGGCTCCAGATAACACACCAAGCGATGCGTGTAGGAACTTTTTCAGTCTCTCAGGATCCGAAGCAGCCGCATATTTTGGTATCTTCTTTACATATGCTTCAAATTCTTTCTTCTTATCTACCGCTTCTGGCTTAGGTTCATCCTTCGGATCTGCCTTTGGTTCCGCTTCTGGACCAGCAATCCCCAAAGGCTTCTGGTCAGTTCCGATATTCTTAGCAGCTTCAGGACCGGATATCTTATCCCCAGCGTTTGCCGATGCTGGTGATTCCAACTCCTTGACTTTAGCCTTCAAATCAGTTACTTTAGCCTGCATCTCAGGAGTAAACTTCTTCATATCTTCAGCGTCGATAGTGTCGAGCGGTCCCGACATCTGCTTTATACGACCCATGATCTGCTCTTTCTTATCGGCTGGAGCATTCTCATAGTCTGTTATGTATTTCTCAAGTCTCTTCAAGTGCATCTCTGGATTGTCGGCTGTCAACTCAGTCAAAAACATTCTCTTGACCATCCCATAGACAACCGATTCCTGCTTGGCAGAGTTCAGCAACTCGTAAACCTGCTTATAGATTCCAATAGCAGCCTTGTTCTTCTGAGCGTGCTTAGGAATGACAAGCTGACCCCATGCCTTGAAGTCGAGAGTCTTAGCCGATTCTCTTGCTTTGGTTCCACTCATGACTCGTGGTGTCTCAATCATTTCGACTTGAGCTACACCCTTGCTGTCAACCTTGATTGGCAATCCAGCGTGGTCATTCAACCATACCGATGCGTTGAAGCGAGTAAGCTCCTTACGGTAATCTTCAATACGGTCATCACCAGCAAGCCAGCCGACCATATACATGTTCTGCTCACCAAGCTTCTGAATGATTGCGAATACGCTTCCATTTGGCAGCGGAGTATCCGATACCACAACGTCAGAATCACCAGCGTAGACAGCTTCTATAAGTGCCTTCTGGTCTTTCTCTGTCAATGGATTCTCTTCCTTGTTGAGCGAAGACTTGCCACCCTTGACAACCATGATAAGTATCTTTTGAGCGCCCAACGATTCCATCTTGGTCTTAGCCAACTGAATCATAGCGTCATGACCAACGTGCCAAGGCTGCGCTCTTCCGTTCCAGATAATAACGGGTGTAGCACCCTGGTAGAAGCTGCTGTAGTCTCTCTCAGCAACGTTCATATGCTTACCAGCATACATCTTCAGTCTACGGTCAAGCAAGAACTTGAACATATACAACTGGAAGGCATCATCTGGCATATCCATATGAATGGTCTTCTCAATGGTATCAAACTTGTCGATGATGCTCTTGATGGCTTCAAGCGACTTGCGCTTGCTGTCAGGGTCAAGCTTCTGCGACTTAAACTCGTCAATGATATTCTCAAGCTGCGTCTTGGCAACGTCGAATATCTGCTCAACACGCTTCTTGGTTTCTTCAGGAGGAACCATAGCTTCAGTATTCTTCATTTCATCGAACAACTGCATGAGGAACTGGTTCTCACGCTTCTCTGGATTCTTTTCCTTACTGGTAAACTTCGCACCGAAATCCTTGATGGCACGGTTGAGAGCGGCAGCCTGTGATGTCTTCAATCCAAGTGCATCCTTGAGGAACGATCCTTCGGTTACAGATTCAAGCTCGGCAAGACCGCTACGGGTAGCCCAGGTCTGCTTCTTGAGAGTGTCGAATGCGTTTGAGGTTCCCTTGACTTCGAAGATATCTCCATTAGCCTTCTTGATGCGAAGAACGACACCTTCGATTGACGATGGTGAATCGTGCTTGCTGAATATGGATGATGTTTCTTCTGCATACTTGTCGAGAACACCCTGTAGCTTCTCTTTCAGGTCACTGATAACATTCTTCAAGTGTGCCTTGATAGTGCTGCTGCCTCTGGCAGAGAGAACCTGAATGGCTTCGTCAATGGCTTCTGGCGATGATAACATCTTATCAACGTTGAGAGCCTTTAGCTGAACAACTCCCGAGAGCTTTGCGTGCTTTTCGTTGGTGTAGATTCTCCATTCAGAAGAATCCGCATGTTCAATAGCTCCAATGAGCTTGAGGTTTGCGGTTGGCTCTGGTCTGGTCCACTGAGCGTTTTCGTCTTTTATCCATGACTTGAATACAACAAGTGCGCCCTTAGAGCCGAACTTTGACTTGTCATACTTGGTTGCTACGAAGGTTATGTAACCAGACTCGTCACCAGTATGGGTGAGAACCGGAAACAATTCGGAGTCGTAACGAATTGCGCCAACCTTGCTGAATATCTTCTGAAGGGTTGACTGCAACAGTTTGTTCTCCAAGAGAGACTTGAAGGCAACCTTGTAGTCTGACATGAATGTGTGACTGAAGCGTTGCTCGTAATCGGCTGCGGTTACTTCGCCAGAGTTTGATGACTCCATGAAGAATGCGCCTGCTGCGTTAATACCGAAGTGGATGAACGATGAATCCATCTTTTCAACCATGTCTATGTTCTTTATAGAGTCAAGGTTAATCTCACCACTCTGAACGTGTGGTAGAAGCTCCTTGAATATTTCCAAGAACTCAACATCGGAGAATTCGTTCTTACCAGCGAACCTACCTATTCCTTCTCTTGGCATATCTTATTCTCCAGCTTTCCATGGTTTACCGAACATCTCAGCCATCTTAGCCATACCAGCGTTGTAGTCTGCTGGATCCATTGCTCCGGTTTGATTAGCCATGGATTCTACGAATGCGTTCCAAATCTTATCAACATCATCACCGTCGAAGTTCTCACGAACATACTCAGCCATCTTGACAGCCGAGTTTGCTACGTCTTCATCTGCTCCTGGCAAAATGAAGTTGATGAGTTCTGGAAGGTTTGAGAAGCGTGCAACAGGCTCTTCCTGAACCTTGATGAGCTTCTTGTTTTTGACTCCTGGCTTGTATATGTCGAATACGAGATATATACCGCCTGCTGTAGAGAGCGAGTAACGCCCAATCTGTTTATCTGGCTCACCTTCTTTGTTTGGTGTGTAGCCCTGCTTTGCCCACTTCAGATACTCTGGATTCTTTTTGAGTGCCTGGGCGATAAGCTTCTGATGTGCTGGTGTTATATCCTTGACAGAGAGAACGGCACGGATGAGCCACTTCTGAATGGCTCCCTTGACTCCTGCGGAGATATCAACGATGCTGCTGCTCTGCATGAACATCATATCTTCCTTCTCACTGGATACGTCAACAATGTCGATCTGAACGACATTATTTCCGTCGAGAACTGCTGCCACGTTTATCTCTTTGTTTCCAAGCTTGAAGGCATACTTCTCAGGGTGCTTGCTTTCGAGGAACTTTCCAACGTCAGCTATCTTTGTGCCCTGTGTGAGAACAACGTCAATATCAAGGTCGCCAAAATTCTTCTTCATCATGGTTGCTTTGGCGATTGACTCTGGAGTTTCTGACTTGTATACCTTGACATCATATCCAACTATCTTCGCTGCGAGGCGGGTTGAACCAAGACCAAACTCGGTCTTGTAGTTCTTGTCAATAAGACCAGCATCGGCAAGTTCGAGAATTATAGGTTCTACTATTTCACGGAACACGGCTCCGAGTTCTGACTGAGGTATCTTAGAATACTTCAGATTGGCGTTTCCAGTTGTTGCCTGAAGCTTTGGGAGAAGGGCTTCAGCGGCGTTTCCACCTTCTACGAGGTTTTCTGTTTCGTTGATGCTTGTTATTATCTTATCAAGGTATGACAACTCTCTTGACCAGACCAAGCCGCCCTCAGTAGCCTTGAAGGTGCCTGCCTTAGCGACAACCTTGCGGGTCTTGAGGTTGAGCGGTATGAATTCGTCGTTGACACCACGGAATAAACCATAACGAGCGCCACGACCCCCGTGAAGTATCCACTCGGGTCCGAACTTCGAGTTCTCGGTTGCCTTCTCGTAGTGGTAGCGACGATTACGAACCTTGAGTTCCTTCATGTTGCCACGGTCAGGACGCTTCCAACGCTCATAAAGAGCGGTTGTAGAAGCTGCCCAGGCTTCTATAAGGTGCGCCAACTCAATAAGGTTAGACCCATCGTAATAAGTTCTAAATACTTCAGTGAGGTATTTCTTAGTCTGCATTGTTACTCCATCATTCTTCATTATTTATATTATACAGTAATTATTTGTTTTTCGTATGGTATATAAATAAATGTGCTATAATAAGGAGCAACTATGAAGAAAATCGAGCATACTATCATAAACGATGTAGAGTGTAAACTATGTAGTCATTGTCAAGCGTGGAAATCTCTAAACAATTATTCAAAGCAGAATACCAAATGGGATGGTCTTAGGGGAACTTGTAAGAATTGTCTAAATAAAAATATAGTATATGATGAAGTTGTAAACGGCGAATTGAAGAAGAAATGTGGAAGATGTGGTGAGCTAAAGTCACTTGAATGCTTTGGTAATAATGCAAAACACAAGCATGGCAAAAATAATTATTGTAAATTATGTAACACTTCTTACAGAAATAATAATGTAAACATTCAACATAGTAAAAAAGTATGGGTTCGGCAAAATAAGAATAAAATAAACGAAAAAAGAAGAGAAAGATATAAAACCGATATAAATTTTCGTATACGAATGCGCCTCAGAAGCAGACTGAATGAAGTGGTATCTCGTAATTATAGGTCTAAAACTATGTTATCGTTGTTGGGGTGCAGTGTAGAGTTCCTAAAAACTTATCTTGAGTCAAAGTTTGTGGAAGGTATGACTTGGGAAAACCACGGGATTGGTAATGATAAGTGGCATATAGACCATGTAATACCATGTGCGTCTTTTGATATGACTAACACCGAGCATCAAAAATTATGTTTTCACTATACAAATCTCCAGCCACTTTGGCAGTTTGATAATTTATCCAAAGGTGACTCACTCGTAAATGAAAATTTGTAAATACTTTACTCCCCATTTCTGAGCAGTTGATTGGTTTCTAAATCTAACATCTATATGACATGTTATAAAGACCCTATTACCATTTACAATTTTCCAATATGGGGTAAATTGCCGCATGCCGCCGCCAGTATCATCAACGCTCTCCACTGTTGTTGGTATAAACTTATTATTGTTTTGTAACATTGAATGATATTCTTCAACGTATATGAAGCTTCCATATGGTATAACTTTTGGGTTTGCTGCAATTCCATAAGCGTCATCGGGATCCGGGCTGCGCACTTGAACACCAGTTGAAGTCAGACCAAGCTTTGACCACTTACCGCATGAACGAACATGAGGGCTATATGCTGTCACCTTAGCCCAAACCCAGCGACCCTTTGGCTCTTCAACCACCGGTTCTATGGGGGCTGCAACTATGGGTTCATTCTTCGGGATGAACTTGGTGGTCATCATCTCATACCTCGGTGCGACCCCGTAAACAGTGTATCCCGGTTCAGGTGCCGCAAGCGGTAAACTAAACAAAGAAGATGCTATAATAAGAAGGGAAGACCTAACGATTCGCATGTTGCCTCCAATGGTAACAGTTTAGCCACATTTTTACAAAGTCAAGGGGTATTATGGATATAGGCATAGGAGTAACAAGTTATAAGCGACCAAACGAGTGTCAACAGGTTTGCGCAAGTATATTAAAATCTTTGACGGTGGGGCATAACTATAGCTTGGTGTGTTCAGTTGACCACGAAGCCGATGGTAGTTATGCTGGTAAAATTCCTTCCGGTTTCGTGCCAATCTTCCATGCGAACGGTGGCGTAGCCGCTAATAAGAACCGTGTTTTGAGCAAGTTGAAAGACAACAATCTAGTATTTATATTTGAGGATGACATTCTTATCCGTAGGAGTGGCTGGATAGAGTTGTTTTTGACTGCTATTCAAGAGACGGGAATGAAGCATTTCAACTATATCAGACTTGACCATAGAACAGACCTTTATAAAATAGCGAGAACGCAAAATCTTACGATTGGCTTCTATAAGAAGAATACCGCTCAGTTGATGGTGATGACGAATGAAGTTATTGAGAAGGTTGGTGCATTTGATATGCGTTATGGTAAGTTTGGATTTGAGCATGCGGATTATACAAGACGCTGCAAGGGTGCTGGCTTGTGTCAACCCGCACACCACAACATCCACCCACATATATTTGACATGGATATCTTCATCGAAGAAATGAATGTGGAACCATGTTATAATAACACTCTAAGAAAGCAATACTCTGACGAGGCTAATAAAGTCTATCTTGACTTCAATCCTAATAAGATATTCGTACCATTTCCCGAAGGAGATTACTAATGAAGATCATCAACAACCCAAAAGTAGTTGTAACTGAAGAAGATTTGAAGAAGCTTCTTGTTCGCTTTATTGAGAAGAAGACAGGCAAGAAGGTTGTGGATGTGAGCTTGGCGTTGACTCAAAACGTCGAAGTATCACTTCAGGCTGAAGAGACTGAATTGGAGGAAGTGAAGAATGGGTAAGCCACTTATCGGCATAGGTCTGATAACATACAATAGAGCGGCAGCCGCTACCGAAGTTGCTGAAGCTATCGCAGCAACACTTGATAAAGACAAGTATGACTATAAGCTCGTATGTTCACTTGACCAGCCAAACACCGCTGGTTATGAGCGTGTAGGTCAGTTGATGAACCTCATAGCTCATAAGAATGTCGGTATATCAATCAACAAGAGCATAGCACTCATGAACCTTCAGGAGTGTGACCATGTATTCTTGTTTGAGGATGACTTCAAGCCTACTAAAAAGGGCTGGGATTCTCTATACATCAATGTTCACAAAGAGTCTGGAATAGGTCTGTTCAATTACTGCCCAAAGTGGGTATCGGATAACGAGAAGAATCCTAAGAAGGTTGTTCAATATCCTTCTGGAACCGTCATATACGAGTATACGCACGTTGCGCAGATAATGTCAATTACTAAGGATACGCTGGCAACTGTTGGCGCTCTGGACCCTGACTACATAGGCTACGGGTATGAACACTGTGATTATACTCGTAGGTGTATCATAGGCGGTAAGTTCCCACGGCAGGGATTCCCGTTCATCAAGGAAACTTGGGATTGCACAGCAATGCTCGACGTTCCAAATACTACAAGCGACGAGGATAGAAAGCCACAGATTGACCACAACGGAAAAGTTTACGGGAAAGGCGTGAGGCGCATTCTTATTCCGTTCAACGAAATACGAAAGTATGTATGAATAATATATTTGAGTTTGTTGATGTTATCTATTATATAAACTCTTCTACTCGTCCAGAGCGCCAAAAGTCGCTTGAAACCGAGTTGGCTAAGATTGGCGTAGATATAAAAGATACCCGTATCATTCGTGTCGAAGCTGTTTATCCAAAAGATCATGAGGTTCCAAAAGAAGTTCATGGGGTGAGATTTGACGGTAATAAAGGGCAGTGGGGATGCATTCAGTCTCATATGAAGATATGGGAAGATATCAGCGGGAAGAGTAGTGGAAATGTGTTGATACTTGAAGATGATGTGGAGTTTGATAAGAACTTCTACGGTCATTTCTCCCGCATTCAGCAGGAACTATCCAATTCCAAGTTTGAGCTATTCTGGCTTAGGAACTTCACAGACTCAAGTATTGAGAGAGCAAGACTGGTTGAGAAACATGCCAGTGGTTTAGCCAGAAGAGATGGAACCCCCTTTGAGACGCACGCCTATATAGTAAACTGTGATACTATAAACATGTATAACCACTTCAACTGTCGCCTTGGAGAGATTGTCAAACAGCGCCACAAGGCGTTTGAGTTTGCCATAGACAACCTTCTCATGTTCTGTGTTCAGTTCAAGAAGATATATACTGTCACAGGGTTTGAGTTAGCAACACAAAAAAGAAATGAATTTCCAACGGATATAAAGTAATATGCTTACATTCAGTCAATTTGGATTATGGGATGCACGGTTTGGAAACAAGATGTTCCAGTATGCATTCATGAGAGCAAAAGCCAAGAAGCTCAACACTACATATTGTCTGAGGAAGTGGGATGGGGATGATATATTTGATTTGAGTGATCCTAACCGGCGCTTTGACCCTGAAGGACAGATGGCTCATTCTTACCAAGAGCCATACCACAATATAGGATATAACCCCGAGACTGAGAATATCCAAGACAATACAGATATTGCCGGTTGGGGGTATTTCCAAACCTATAAGTATTTTGATAGACAGGATGCTCTCAATTGGTTTAGAATAAAGGTTCCTGTCAATATCATTCAGAACATTCACGAGTATACCACTATCCATACTCGCTTCGGTGACTACGAGGGTATTCGACACCAGTATCCAAGACCTGACATGGATTTCTACAGAAGAGCTATGGCTTTGTCTGGTAATAATAAGTTCATAGTATTCTCAGATGATATAAACTTGGCGAGAAGATATCTTGGTGGATTACCAAATATGCACTTCCACCAGGGCAGAATGATTGATGACTTCGCATGTATGATGCTATGCAATCACAACATCATATGCAATTCTACGTTCTCTTGGTGGGCAGCGCACTTGAATCAACGCCCAGGCAATAAAGTAATTGCGCCGAAGCTTTGGTTTGCACCTAGTTTCGGCGTCAAGAACAACGATATATACCCGCCCAATTGGAACGTTATTTAGTTTCTAACTTCGTCATGGTTCTTGTCTATTGCGTGAATCTTTTTTGGAAGACCAGCAAGACCGAGAACATGAGCCAATCCGTCACCTGGGTAGCAGTATGATGGATTCAATATAACAGTAGGCGGATTGTCAATATAGTATCTATTGAGATGGCTTTCGTCGTGCCATATGGCTTCTATGCCCTTCTCATGATCCTTGTCAACTCTCTCCGAGATTACCTTACACATTTCAAGGTATGGAGCAGTTCTTCCACCGTTGAATCCGCCGCAGAAGTAGTTGGTTCCTTCATGTGGAGCAACGTATGCCAAGCACTCCTGGCGATGCTCGTATGTGAAGTCTGGTCTTGACTTGCGGAAGAAGCCGGGGTGCAATACGCCCAAGCGAGTTGCGAGTATTTCATCACCGACTGGACCGAGGAACAACATATCAGCGTCGAGATAATAAAGGAAGTCAAAGTTCTCATAGAGACTCTTGTTCTTATGGAACATGTGATAGCGCATAAGAGTAGGATATGGGAACGGCTTGTGTTCCTGTTGTATTCTCACACATCCTTCTGGAACGTTTGGCTGGTCGGTGAATACGAACATGGTTATTTCACCATTAGGTATTCTTAGATGACGCTTCATCGAATCCAGCAAAGGCTGAACAAAGCGTATATATTTGTGGGTTGCAACTATAAGAAATCCTATCTTCATAAAGCTCCTTTATATTCTCCAGCGGTTTCTGGTTGTGTTTATCTCTTCGTCATGATTGCGAGTGTTGAAGTAACTATTATTGTGAATTCTATGATAAGTCAATATGTCGGAATGGTTGAAGAACCGCTTTCCTTGCTTGTTCAGTCTCAGCCACATATCATAGTCTTCTACTGAAAGTGACGGATCCCAATAAGCGTCGGTCTTCTTGAACATAGACGAAGAATTTATAATCGGATTGAACGACATGAACGTAATTCTGTCAATATGACCGGTTGGGACGTGCGGGTGGTCATTCCTATCCCCAAAATACTGGCAGCAGGTTCCGACCACATCGTATGAGGATATATGCTCTATCTGTTTGCTCAATTTCTCAGGATGCCATTTATCGTCAACGTCAAGCAGGCAGCATATATCTGAACATTGCTTTACCATTTCGTTCAGGGCGCTGGGCTTTCCCTTTATGGTATGTAAATCTAAAACCTTTACCTTATCGGATGCGTGTTTGTTGGCTATGTTGAATATATCAGAGCCTCGTGGATGACCATTTACCCCTATGATAAGCTGCCAATCGTTATATGTCTGATTGCGAATGGATCCCAAGCTCTCTTCCAAAAAGTTTATGCCATTATATATGGGCATGAGAATGGATATTTTCATATGGTTATCCAGTTGTTACAGTAAATGTCTGGATTGTCGGTGTAGTTGCCATTCCATAGTTTAGGAGCTACTATCTTCTTATCGTGATGGTTATTCAGATACGAACCCCACCAACTGAATGACGAGTTTGCTATTATATTGTTCTTACACCTTGACATGATATACATGTCAATATAATCCTTCTCTCCAGTTATGTAAACAGCATCGTTTCCGAACTCATTCTTGCAGTATGGAACATCGTCGCTGAATACTACAACCTGCTTTCCTGGGAAGAGAGCCAATGCTCTCTTGTAGTAATCTATTGGCAGAACTGCTGCGGAGTTGACCCTCAAATAGTCGCCTCGTCTAACGTGAACGCTGACAGTATCTTTATCCAACACTTCTTTGTATTTCTCTATTATGTAAGTCATTTCTTCCTGCTTTGGTGAAACCATTGTTCGTATCTCATCGGCATATTCTGAGAAATACTTATCTGATTGGAAGTAACCAAACAAGAATAGATTAGGAACTCTTGGTATTGGTGAGAACCTATGTGAAGGTTCTTCGTGTCTGTGGTGGTTGTGAACTCTTGTGCTGTTTTTGAAGTTCCTAAATATATTGTCTTTATACACTGATAGATTATCATAGTGTCTTGTGCAGGATATTATATCTCTACCGAGGTCAAAGTAGCATTCTTCACCCATACGCTTTGAGTGAGCATATGTAGCCGATACTTGAAATAGAAGGTTGCCGATGCCACCCATAAGCTCACAACTTATCATAATGTCTCCAGAAACTTCTTTCCGTTGAATTTGGTTATCTCCATCCACGCTCTTGTTGGGCTGTTCCCATAAACGGTATCCATGATGCTACCAACGTCAAATACAAAGCAGTCGGAATACTTCTTCCATATCCTCTTCTGAACTGCTCTTCCAGAACATCCCATGGCAAATATGACGAGCGTGTATTCGTCGGTTTTGACTCGTTGAAACTCTTCCCATGCTGCGTCAGCACCGTCATAAGAGTTAGCTTCTGGTGTCTTTATGATATGACACTTCCCAAACATTCTCTCTATGACACTCTCAGGGCATGTTCTATTGCCGATGAATATCTTCTTGCAGTTAGCGTCTCTCATACGGTTTAGGAAGTTCTTTGCTACAGGAGCATCTACCGTTGCCATATAGCATAACGCAACGTGGGGATATACTTCACCAAACTCTCCACCCCAATGGGGGGCTGCCCGTCGCATGATGTCATCCACCCACTCATTAGGAGCTTCGTGGTTTCCTGGGCACATTCCAGGCTCAACCGCTCCATATTTGTGGCAGTATACAGGTAAGCATTTCATAACACCTTCACCAGTCAAGGAAAATGCTTCACGCATCTCAGCGCCCAACTTATCATTTGCCTGCTGCATCAACTCTCTGGTATTGTTGGCTAAGTTTACATCGCCGTCGCCAAACCTCAAATATATTCCAGGCTTGCGCTGCTCTATACGGTCTATTATGCGTATGAGAGTTTCACGAGATTTTATATACTGCATAATCTTCTCCTGGCATATTTATAAATAAAAAGTATATATGATTTTACTCTTTACATCGGCTATTATAACAGAAAAATATGATATGAGAATGAAAGAATATTCCGATAGTCTTCAGCAACTAAAAGAATATGGTATACGCCCAAAGATAGTGGAGTGTGTTGCCAGTTCATTCCCCATCGACGGGGAGGATGTCATCTACCCAGGCGTAAACAACCCTGGCTTGCGAAATAAAGGAGTAAACGAGGCTAAGGCTCTCCTAACAGCCCTGAGACAAATAAAGGCTCCAGAAGGAGAGAAAGTGGCAAAGCTAACTGGTCGCTATCTTGTTGAGAGTAGAAACACATTTGATATGATTGATAGCACTAACTATGATGCATATGTTAGATATGATAATCATGGTCAGGTGTTCACAGGAATGTTTGCCATGAAGTATTCACATCTTGTCAGGTTCCTCGAAACCATAGACTATGATGGAATGGAAAACAACATGCAGAACTTTGAATGGTTGACAGCAAAGTATATATCAGATAACAAGCTATCTGTATATAAGTTTGATAGACTGCATGTAAAGGCTAATATATTTGGAACCGGAGTTTGTAATCTAACTCACTGGTGACTTAGTATATCATAATACTTGCCAGCCGATATTGCGAGAGTGTGATTCTCAACAATGTATTGCCTTGGGTTGAATGAGTCATATGAGTTCAAGAACTCGACAAACTTTCCCATGTTCATATCATCAATAATTCCACAGTTGCTATCAAAGTATGGAACCGATGAAGCTGGATAGACTCTTGGATAGCTGCTGTTACGCCAAGCGCCCATATTCAAAACATAACACGGGACGTTAGCAGATAGAATCTCCATGTATCCGATTCCCTGGCTTTCAGTTCCAGTTAGCAAGATGCAGAACTTGCACTTCTTCGTAGCATCAATAAGTTCTTCCTCACGATATGAGCCATATGTTATAACTCTATATGTCATGTTCAGAGAAGTTAGTTTCTGCTTTACTATTTCCAACTCTCCGTCTTCTCTTCCTTTGAAGTAAATGAAGCAATCTGTGTCGGGGTTTCTGTTGGAATCGTTGAACAAATCAGTATCTATGCCAACAGCCCATATATACAGATTCTTGCCATGGAGAAGCCCCGTGGAAGAATGCTTGTCATACGTCCACTGCGAGTTCACAATGAAGCTCTTGTATTTCTGGTATAGTGCTGGATTGTCGGTTGGAAGTATGACAGTGTTAGGACCGATGACCGTGTTCTTAGGAAGGTGATGATCCATATTATTCAAAGAACCGTTGAACACTTCCCCTTGATTTAGGGAGTATTCTATTCCGAGCTTGCTAAGACCGTTTACAAGGTTCTTATAAACCTTAGACGGTCCACGCAGTTCGTTTGGGTCGCCATTGAAGAATATACCAACCTTAGAGCTTGGCATACAAGTCACCCCATTCGGGGAAGTTTATTTCGGAGATGGCTTTCTTGATGTAGCCTTCGTCAAGCCACTCGTTGAACCTGAAGTGTTCATTCTCACCATTTACGATATTGAATCGGTAGTTGCTATTCAGGCTGAGAAGCTTATCAACACACTCAAGAGTATTCTTCTTTATCTCCGGAGTAAACTCCATACTCAGCATTGGTATGGTATACCTATTCAACCCCTTGAGAACTTCGCTCTCATAACCTTCAACGTCTATCTTGCAGAATGCAGGCTGACCATGCTTATCTATCATGGCGTCAAGAGTTGTAACCTTTACAATCTCCTTGCGGTGCCAGGAGTATGTGCTGAAGCGGTTCTTCTTAGTCTCAACAATAAACTCAGGAGACATGGAGCTTATGGTGTCGGCGGAAGCTATGTAGAATTCCACTTCCTTATCTTCAGATCCTAAGCCAAGAGATTCTAATTTTATATTGGAGTTGTTTGAATACTTCTGAACCAATGTATCATAACATGTCTTCTGCGGTTCAAACCCAACAACTTTACAATTCTTGGAAAGGAATAGGTCAGCTTTCTTACCGACGTTACATCCAACATCAAATACCAAGTCTCCATCTTTTAGAAAGTCAAATAACATGTAGTCTCCTTACTGTAGCTTACAAAGGTCTTCGGGGGTTATATGGTCAAAGTATGCTGGCTTATATTTTATCAGCTTTACAGTTGACTGTGTATTTATTTTGAATTCATACTTGGAGTTATAGGCTTTGCTCCACTCAACATCCTCACCCTCGCCCCAACTCAGCTTCTCATTGAGTGGGATTTCCTGCATTACATGTCTCTTACATATAAAATAGGCACCCGAGAAGTATTGGTATTTCGAGAGATTGGTCACGTTATATGGGAGCATATAGGTATTGACCCCAAGCGGTCTTACCCAATTTGGATAGGTGGTCCAGTCTCGGAAGCGGGTTCCATCGGTGTTTATCATAGGGGTCATACACGCTAAGAAGTCGTTTCCATAGTTGCAGAATCCACTATACCATCCATCGCTAAAGGATATGTAGTCATGGGTGTAAACAACGTTATCAAACTTTGCTTGTTCAGTGACTATATTCTTTTTTCTGGTTATCCATGCATGCTTCACACTGTCATCAAATGGTATAACTCTGACATTAGCGCCACTCGCTCTACTATTACCAACTATTAGTATTTCATACTTGTCTGTAGGTATTTCCTGACGGTGAATTGATGCAATGACGGTGTTTATATATCCCTCATTATTACCATCGGTTATTATCCCAAATGTAAAATTCATTATCGGTAAACCTTTTCCATACCAACATAGTCAGAACATATTGCATAACATTTACTAAAGTCTGACTCGGTATAGTAGTCTCTAACCATTGCTATACAGTTAGTCATTAGGGGCTTGCCGGGATATACTATTGGTATTCTCTTGGATGATAATGTATATTCGTCTTCTTGATGCCAAAATGAATGAATACTTGGATGCTCCAACATCGCTTCGAATGCCTCTTTGTTCTTAGCGTGACATAGAAGCTTCTCGTTTTTCAGATAGTCTATACTAATGGGGAACTTGGGGTTGTCATGCCCGAGAAAGAACTTACCATCGACCAACCACACATCTATTTCAACATGGAATCCCATCTCAAAAGCAGTGTTTACATACCCTGGATAGTTCTCCAACGTAGGGTTTGAGCCGTCTGTATTACCTCTATGTGCTATAAGTATCATGACTCGTATTTATCGTTTTTAGCCCCAGGAACCTTGACAACAACAGTTGACGAGTCTTCCAAAGCCTCAAAGTCTGTTACATCCATAGGATTTATGATGATTATCTCGCCTTTAGAATACACGACACCGTTCATCTTCACAGAACCGCTGGATATAAGAGTAACTTCGGTTGCTATTTTGTGATAATGTGCCTTGTCGTAATCACCCTTCTTATACTCCTTGTAGGCTACCTCCACTGAAGGGGTGCTAAAGGCTACCGGAGTAATGTCACCGACAAACCATCCCTTTACCATATCTTTGATGTTGAACGTTTTCATACATACATTATACCTATAACAGACCTTTTTCAATAAACTTATTGATAACGAGCGGAAGAGCTTTCTGGCTATTTAGGTGACAGTAGTCTATAAAGTAACTCATATCAGTCAAACCATCTTCCTTTATCATGTCATCTATTATACTTACACATGGAATATCGTTTGCCAAGGAGAGAGCTTCAAGAGATTTCTTCCATTCTATACTTATTTTATTACGAGTCAAACAGTCTCCCCAAACCGGAGAGTCATAATTATCTCTATGACCATCGGTGGTTGATGGATGCCCACACCAAGTCACCATGTTGTATCCACGCTTCTTTAGGTTCAATACGGATCTAAAGAATCTATTGGTACATTCAAATACGACCGATTCTATGCTCTCATTGTTTGTAGCTATTCTCTTTGGAAGATGTAGTCGGCAATCCACTTCTCCAACTATCAGCATAACCCTGTCGCCAGGATTTACAGGAATCTTTGATAACTGTTCCATACACTTAGATTCGTGATGCTCTGTGAAGTTGTATGCTATAACGGGACCAATGCTGGTCGATGAGAAGCGACTTCCACATGTTGTTATAAACATCTGCCCAGGTGGGCTTCCCGTAAACATGTTAGCGTGGCTGTTGCCTATGCAGTGTATCATGGAATGTTTGTAATAAGGGCTATTGGGAATCTCACTTCAATGTCTCTTCCGCCGAAGTTATACTTGTTTATAAACTTCGGAGTTATTCCAAAATACTTTTCGGAGAGTTGAGTGAACTCCCCACGCATTGTATGGGTATCATGAACGAATATACAAAACTTATCCTTAGCGACGTAATTTATTAGATATGATGCGTCACGTTCGTACTCGTCTGGATACTTAGGGCAGTCAAGAAACACGAAGTCAAGCTTCTTGCCCTGGAAGTGTTTATCTATGAACTTTATAGAGTCAGTCGGACTCCAGCCCTGTTCCAGAATAACAGTATCATCCAAAGAGAACCGCTGCATCAAGCTCTTATTGCGACTCTTTCCAGCGTTTTGTATGTTGGAGTTTACATCATATCGGTTATCAACTACTTCTTGGTTTTGCTCTTCCACATATGAATCCAATGTGATGACCTTTCCGCCAGTTTTCTTGAAGCCAAGACCAATTCCAACGGTTGAAACACCTATACCAGTTGCCAACTCGTAACCACACTTCAAATTGTTTTTGACAATGTAATCACGCATGTAGTTGAACTCATACTCGTTTATGGAGTGTGGTAGCCTTCCACCAACTGTAAGCCCATAATGGTCAGGGTGACATCCACTGTTAGTAAAGTTGAACCCGTTTGCAACTGAGATGAAGTCAGCCCAATTTATATAACTCTTATCTATCATTGATTTATCTCCCAATTCTCCCAAACGAACGTGAAGTCATATGTCAAGTGATGAGTCTTGCTAAGAACCGATCTTATAGCATCTCTTCGATGTTCAGCATTTGGAAGATACTTACCACGGTGAAACTGTATCTGGAAGTTCTTAAACTTTGTCTGAGCGTTCATTTGTATGATTTTCTCAAGTATTTCGTATTCAGCGCCTTCAACGTTAAGCTTAAACAGGTCTATTGTCTGCCCCCATGAAGCCAACTCGACACCAGTATCCACCAAATCAATGGATTCCGAACCACCATTATTGAATATACTGCTGCCATCATCCTCGCTTGATATCCTTATCTTTGCATTCTTGTCATATAGACCAGACTTATGCAGCTTTATCTTGTCATTCACCTTTTGGTTGCATATATTGTATCCACTTGCAGTAGGCTCGTATGCTATTATATTACACGCATACTTGCTGTATATTTTACTAAACCAATCGCCGTGATATGCCCCACCGTCGATTACAACGCTATCGGCGTTTAGATTGTAGTTTATTCTCAGATTGTTATCACCACCGTATTCAAACCACTTATCTGCGTTTGGTCCTGTTGGTATGCTCATATGTTTCCTTTATAGTTCTCATTGAAGTAGTTGAGGTCTTCGGGAGTTCCTATACCCCACATCTTATCAATATCAAATATCTTTATCTTCTTGCCTTCGGCTATGGCTTCGTTGTAAACAGGGGCTACATAGAACTCATTGTTGACTCTGATGTTCTTTGCAATCATCTGCTTGGCATACTTTACATACTCAGAGCCACGATTCCAGTAGTATATGCCGACTGTTGCCTTGTTGGATATGACCTTCTTCTCAGCGAGGTCGGTAACATATCCAGCTTCATCAGTCTTGACGTAAGACCACTTCGGATGGCTATTCTCAAATGTTAGGATCCCACCGTCAGCATTTCCAGAAGTCATGCTATACATGAAGTTTCCAGAGTTCCATTCGATGAACTGGTCAGAGTTGGCAATCAATAATGGGCTGTCGTTGTTTATAAACTGTTCTGCGAGCAGCGTTGTGCAGGCTGCACCTTCGGTAAGATGGTTTACATCTATGACATTACACCCAGGAGTCATCATATTCAAGAGATACTTGAGGTTATACTTCTCAAGATGCTCGGTTCTGACTATATAGGTGTATGTAGCGTTGATGTTCAGATTGTCAACAACAACCTGAATCATTGGCTTTCCACGAATCTCAATGAGAGGCTTTGGAAATGTATATCCTGCGGAGGCGAAACGGCTACCAGCCCCAGCCATAGGAATAAGTATGTTCATGCTTGCGCTCTCCCACTTGTTGTATATTTTTATAGCATTCATTTTATCAATATATGACAAAATCCTCTGTCTATTTGTGTCTGATGAGTTTCTAACAGGTATAACATTGGCACCAGACTTTATGGCAGCGGTTATTCCAACCTGAGAGTCTTCCACGATAACAGCTTCACATGGAGATACCGAGTTCTCAACCATACACTTCAGATACATCTCGGGATTTGGCTTAGACTTCTTGACATCCTCATTGGATAAGAAGTCATCAACAAACTCCATAAGACCGAGGCGCAGAAGGTATAGGCGAATAGTCTTCTTTATAGAGTTTGAGGCTACCCATATCTGAATACCACGACTCTTCAACTCTCTAAAGAGGCTTATCAGTTCAGAGTTCTCTTTTACCTTTGTATTGATAACATCAAACGTGTATTGCTGCTTCTTCTCCCACACAGTCTCAAATGAATCCTTCGGAAGCCCCTTCTCTTTTGCGAGAATGTCTAACTTTCTATTAGTAGGAAGCCCATCATACTTGGCGATATGCTCGTCATGGCTTATAACAAACTTAGGGTCAACGTCGGCAAGAGCCATGTTGAGTGCTTCGTAGTGAGTCTCTTTTGAGTCTACCAGAACACCGTCTAAATCGAATATTATAAGCTTTATCATACTATCTCATATATGGTTCAATTGTTATTGCTTTTTTCTCAGCTACGAAGTTATCTCTACCGTTCTTACTATCAAACAAATACAAAGCATACCCGCCAAACCCACCACCACAATACTTACGAGCCAACGCCAACTCAGGCAAAGGATCCATGCCTTCACCAATCTGCGCCTTGTGCGACATATTTATAGCTTCCGCGAGAGTGCTTAGTTGTCTATGAATACAAGCCACTCTGGCTACATTACCAGCAGCTTTTATGAGACTGTAATCTCTCTTATTATCGGTGTGGTTGTACGTTGTGTGGCACTTTCCGGTCCAAAGCAGCGCCATCTTACCTTCAAGCCAGCTTGGATTGCATTTGAAGTCTAAGGATGGTGTCTTGCCACTATTCCACACGCACATACCAGTTTCTCTTATAATAGCGGGATCTTGCCAGCCGACGCCGAGGTTCAGTTCGCTTGTAAACGCATCCTTGCCACCCAACATGGCGTATGCTGCCGAGCCACCTAAGCCGCCACCAATTTCATAATTCCAGTTCGCAAGTGATACGGTTGGGCTTATAGCACAGTTGACTATATATGCTCCGTCAATTGCATACTTAGGAACGTCAAGCCATCCACCCGCAAAATCAACACGCAATGGAACCTCTTTAGGCGCTTTTATCCACTGAATTATTTCACTGGTAGATATCTTCTCAAAGTTTAGAGTTTTAGGCAGCACAACATACTCACACCCCCAACTGGCAAGTAAGCATAGTTGTGTTTTTTGCTCTTTGAACTTATCGTCATCGGTCGCCACCAAGATATTTGGCTGAACTCTTCCAAAATGTTCAATAAAATCCAACCCCTCACAGTCAACGGAGTTTCCAACTATTACCTCGTCAACCATGTTTAGAGATTCTAATATTCTCTTTTTATGTTCAGTCGGTATTGATGATCTTCTTCCCTTATACTTCATCAACACGTTATCATCAGCAAAGCTTACTATGAGGTAATCACCGAGGGCTTTTGCTTGATTGAAGAATTCGACATGACCACCGTGAATAATATCGTAACAACCAGAAACAAGCACCTTCTTCATAGATACAATCTCCTTAGAGCATTATATCATATTATCTCTTCATCAATTGTAGTTTAGCATATCCAGTCTTACCCGTATATAGGTTCTTTTCTATGAAATCGGTAGGTATTTCATCAACATTTAGATACTCAAGGAGGTCGTTAGTATCCTTGCAGGTTACTTCGGATGGGAATATGAAGCATGTCTCACCAAGCTCCAAAAGAGTGTTGGTCTTCTTTTGACCAGTAGGATCGGTCCAGTAGTTATCAAGTGACCAGATAATTCTCTCATACTTCTTCTTGACTCTGTTTATGAATATCTTACTAATGTTAGCACCACATGTTGACATGCCCTGCTTACCAAATGCGAGGGCGCTCAACGTTCCTTCCGACATATACACGGGCTTCGTAGGATCCGCCTTCCACATGCCGTATACTGGCTTAGGAATGTTGTCTATGTTTGCCGATGTATCCTTCAGGAACAGATATTTCTCCTGCTTTATTTCAGCAGCCTTAGAAGGTATGAGAAGTCTTCCCTGAACGTGTAGAAGAACCTGCTTCTTCTCATCCCACATCGGTATTCCAATATAACCCTTGAGTTGACCATCAAAGAAGAAATAGTAGTCAGACCAATCATGCTCACGAACTCTTCGTGACTCCAGATACTCTATAGCTCTGGTTCTGCACATCTCTTTTGCTTGGTGCTTCTGCTTCTTGGTCAACGAGAATGCATTATCCTGAATATAACAACGGAGCTTCATGTCTATTTCGTCACGAAGGTCTTCTACAAGCGGAACTGCCTTCTTCTTTTGCATGAACGAACCATCACGAATCGACTGGATGACATATTCCTTCAACTCTTCAACACACTCTGGATACTCATCTTTCAGAAATATTGTAAACCCATTCGAGTATCCGCAGTTATGACAGTAAACATGGAAGTGGTCGGGGCACTCCTTCAGATACATGCGCTTCTTATAGTCAGAACACAATGGGCATCTGCCACGGTGGAGTGCGATGTTGGAAGTCTTTACTTCCTCACAATCTGGAACGATTCTATAAAATATCGCTTGAACCGCATATGCGGGTGGCTTATTCATAAGGCTATTATACCTATCTATACAAACGAATCAACCCCCGAAAGGGGGTTGAAGAGTGTCAAACAGTTCTTTGCTGCTTGAACTTATGAACGATTCTATATAGTCGCTTATCCTTATGTGGAACAACATCTATCTTCTCGTCAAGGATCTTCGATACATCGTCTGGATTGGTTACTTCTATCAGACCCCATTTTTGCAGGAGGTATGATATGGTGCATCTGCGAAGAGAGTCAACATTATTGAAGGTTGATGGCTTTCCCTGTGTTGCAAACATCTCCTTGAAGTGACATACTGTATACTCAAAAACTCCTGGGGTTGACTCTACCTTACGACAATAGCACGATGGGTAGATTATCTTTTCCTTATGATTTACAACCCCCATACGTTCAAGTGTTTCGCACACGAGAGCGTAATCTTTGGTCAGTGTTACCTTTATCCCAATCGTGTTGGGGTCAAGGATAGTTTCTTCATTATTCATATGGCTCCTTATTATTTACGAATTCCGCCGAACTCGGCGGCAATCTCTTCTGACCACTTCTTACCATGGGCGTCAAGATACATGATAGCTTCACGACGGTTGCAGTCATAGTATTTCATGATTGCATCTAAATCGGGGTTCTCAGCAGTTGCCGACTTTATATATTGGAATCTCTTTTCCACCTTTGGAATCAGCTTGATCATCAACTGGTAGAACTGCTTCTTGCTTATTGACTTCTGACCTCTCATATCATGAAGAGTATTCAAGTAGTTGCAATATGGCAGGAGGTCTGGATTCATAGACATATACCGTATGATAAGGAACGCATTGAAATCCTTCTCATAGGTTGCATCATCCAACAGGGTTCCTGTCTTTCCAACAAGAATATCATCAACGATATCCCATACCTTTGTTGACTTCTCTTTTTTCTTTATTCCTTCACGCTTCTTCATAAAATCATAAACCCTTGCATTAGGATGACTGAGGTATGGTCGATGCTCTCATTATATCCGTCATCTTATCCATATCAACACCCACATCGTTCATATCAACTCTCTGTAGACCGGCAGCAGATTGCTGCTCTCTCGGAAGCGTCTTGAATCTCTCAACCTGTTGGTTGGCTCTATGTTCAGCGGCTTCCATTCCCTCATCAAGAGCGGTTGGATCGTGGTTTCTATGCTGGGCTACAGCAGTTGAGCGAACTTCAGCCATACGAGCCTGAAGTTCTGGATCATTAGGGTTTCCGCGGGTTACAACTGCCTGTGGCGGCACAGGAGCAGCTACGGGAGCCTGCCCAGCCTGCATGGCTGCCATCATCATCTGCATCATGGCAAACATTGGGTTAGGCTGCCCGTTAGGAAGCGTTGGTGAGAATCCAGCCATTGGGTTAGCTGCCCGTGCCTGGGCTTCTTTGTCAATATCGGAAATCTTCGGAGTGTCATCCTGCGTAACCGGAGTCAATGGGGCTGGAATATCCCGAGGATTCATTGGAATGACTTCTTCAGGGTTGTTAGGATTTACATTCTGTGTGGGTGGAGCAGACCTCTGTCCAGGCGCACGTTGACCCTTGTTGAATGGGATATAACTCCAGAATGGGTTCTGTTCATTTATATGAGGGGCGATTCTGGATAACGGCGTGACCGTCAGAGAATACTGAACCTGTTGAAGTATCTGTGGCGACCTTGCGAATGTTCTCAATACATACTCACGAGCTTGGTCTGGTGTGGTGGCACAAACGAAGTAGAAGTTCTTCAAGCCGCCTTGAAGACCCCTATCCTTTACTTCAGGACGGTTCGTTGTATCCAATACCACTAAATATTTTTCGCCCATGAAATCTCCTTGATTGATGTTATTATAAACTGGTTTTTCTATTATCTTATTTGTTTCTACAGGAGTGGTAGCCATATTTTGTATGGTTACGACGGGTTTAGCCTGCGGTGCGCCAAACCTAACTCCAATAAGACTCTCCACCGATTGCGGCTCTGGTTGCTTCGGTGCCTCTTGTTTTGGTGTAAAGAACTTCTTGAATGACCCAAGAAGACCCATTACATCTCCTGTATTATTTTTAGAACCGTAGCCATAAAGTTTACTTCAAGGTCAGCCATATCCGCTTGGTTCTTCATGCCTTCTGCGGCATGTATCATGATGAACGGTGCCTTTTCAGGTGATAGCTCTTCTGCACGGTCAAAAATGATCTTGAACAGAGAGTCATATGTATCCGTTCCACAAACCTGCGAGCGTATAGCCTTCCAGTCTTTCTCCTTGAGGTATTGTATCAGCAAATCGTGATTGGTTGAAGACAACTTTGACGGATCCACCTTGAACGTGCCAGCCACAGTGAACTTAGACAACGCACCTACTACAGAACGAATGTCTGGATAGTATTGGTTGATGATATACTTGACATCCCGAATGAAGTTTACACATGTAACACCCTCATTATCAAGAATGAACTTACAACGCTTTGCTACATCGTTCTTGGATATGTTCTTGAAGTCAAACTTCTGGCAGCGGGATTCAATAGCATCTGGAATCTTACCACCGTGGTTTCCAGTCAAGAAGAACCTTACGGTTTCCATATGTTCTTCCATGATGCCACGGAGAGCCTGCATAGTATCGTAGGTCATGTTATCAAACTCATCAAGTATGATGACCTTGATACCCGACTCGTCAAATGTCATGGTAGAGCAGAAGTTGACTACTTCGTTTCTCAAAGTATCAATACCACGCTTTTCGGACGAGTTGATGACCATGACTTCCTGGGTTATGGCTCTGGCTATGATCTTAGCGCATGTTGTCTTGCCGACGCCGGGACTTCCAACGAATAGAAGGTGGGGTGGGTCTTTCTTTTCAATATATTCACGGAACTTGGCAAGCATGTCTTCGTCACCGATGACATCTTCAAGCGTTGATGGGCGATACTTCTCAATCCACGGAATCTTAGGCATAAACGGTTCCTCTCATGTCACTTTGTATGTAGTATAGTTCTTCAGGATGATTTTCCAATTGGGCATATCTCCGAGGTCATGACCGACGTTTGGTAATACGATTTTTAGTTCCTGTAAAGGGTCTGATGTTATCTCGTATGTTTCTACAGGGGTGCCAGAAGAGTCAAGATACGATAGACGGAAGCTATGATATTCTGCAAACGCTTGCCGTATGGTATCGTCATCATCCAATAAGAACGTTATGTGTATGTCGTTATCGTGAAAGTTTATGGATCTTATCATAGCAGTAACAATGGTAGAATCATACTCACCTATTTCCACTTTGAATAGGTGTGTTCTCATATTCTTCACGGTTGATGCTAATGTTTTTCCGAAGCTTATCCCAGCAACCGCAGGGTTTGCAGTTATGGTATACATGCTCGGATTGGCAGCTACAATAGAACCTATCTGGAAGTTGCTTAGACTTCCCGATATACTCTGAACATTTGTTCCTGCTAACGGTGGAGAAGCCATTATCTCGCCAGTGGAGTTACAGAGTGCATGATGGTGTAGTAGTCGGTCTTGTTTATGAAGACCACACCCTTTTCGAGAAGAGATACCTCAAAGGTGTTGTTCTTACTCAGAACGACAGGCTGTAGCTTCTCCTTATCGACCACGATGCGGAAGTCTTTGGCTATGGTTGTGGCTGGAATGGTAATCTTGAAGTTGTTGTATCTCTTGAACTCTTTATTTGTTACCGATACAGTTACGGTCTTCAACTTTTCGTCACCTGTAAAGATAATATGCTCTTGCTTGAGAAGACTCATGGCGTTCATGAACTGCTTGAACTTTACATCCCAGGTAAAGGTAGCGTCGGGGGTGAACGCAAGCCCGTTTATCTTCGATCCTGGGGCTTTTAGGGTATCTTTGGCGTTACAGCCATAATACAGGAACTTATTGCTTCCATTGTCAATTGCAGCCATCTCTTCGGTCAACTTGAGGGAGAATCCATCCTCAAAGATACGCATGATGCCAGAGAACTCGGATAGGTTATGGATGCCAAACTGAAACTTTTCGGATAGAGTGTCAAACCCTGTGAACAACTTATCATTGAAGTTTACAATGACGTAGTTTGACCCGTTTGAGGTCTGTGTTCCGATGTTCAGCGTCTTATCTGAGTTTATTTCAAGCAGTATCTTATCAATACCAACTCTGAGAATATCGGCAAGCGGGGCAAGAAACGCAGCCGCTTGCTCTTCGTTGAACTTTCCTTGAAGCATGTATTTCTCTCCTGCCTTCTATTTTACAGAGGCGGAGAATACTTCAATAGAGCTTATGGTTTTACTTGCCTCTTATAAGGTCAAGATAAGCTTTTACTGATTCTTCCGAGTCTGGAAGAGTTACGGTATTCACCGTCTTATCATTCATAAACTCTTCAAACCAGTATTCCAAGTCGCTTTCGATTTTCTTGGTGTTGTTATAGCCGTTGAAGTGCTTCTCAATAAGAGTTGGAATGTTATAGACGCTACCAGACACAAGGTTATAGAACTTTGGCACAAGTGTCTCGTTCTTCAATACTTCACCGTTCTCCAAGTTTTCAACAAGCCACTTGGCAATAACATTGACATCGGTTGGTCCGAGCTTTATGTTTGGGTCTTGTTCTATGGCTGTATTTGTCTTGACCTTCTCATTCAACTTATACAGTATGTTTATCTTATCGTTGGCATCTACTGAGAACAGGTTAGCTACTCGTAGGATGACAGTGTTTCTCTGAGACTTGCCATTAGCTTTTACAAGACTCTCAATAGACTGTTCATAAATCTGCTTGCTGTTGGTGTAGTCGCCTATCTTTCCACGAACGTTGTGTTCCTTTACCTTCTGATACACATAGTCACTGCTGAAATGAATAAGCTTCACATCAGCACGGGAACAACGCTCTCCAAGGTAGAGTGGGAAGTCTCCGTTTATCCAGATAAGGCTCTTATCATTCTTGTTTGCCTTGGCTACATTAGCCATTCCGGCACAGTTGATAATAACAACATCTTTAGATTCCGACAGAGCGGCAGCAGCCTTAATGCGGTCAACGAATGTCTGAACATTGGCTGTGTCGTAGTTTGGGAACTTGTGATATATTGGGATAACTTGGTAGTTAGCCAACCCCATACCAGCAAATAAAGCTTTTGTAACAGCCTTACCAAGCCTTCCACCCGCTCCAAGAACAACATATACTTTGGTATCTTTGAGCTTAGACTCGTGGCGTATTTCATCTATTTCACCTTTTTTGTCAACTCCCATAAACAAAGAAGTTGGGAAATTTAGTGTGGATGCTGGCTTATCATCAATATTTCTATAAGCGTGTGATATTCCAGGCTCAACGCTAACATTTATTATTTTGGTAGGGTCTGTTATATATTGCGCAACTTCACCCGTGGCTGAGTTGTGAAACATATAACACATATGGTTCTTCCAAGAAATAAACTCGTCGCGTTGGGATACATGTTGATGTGACCCTCGTATAACATATGGGGCGGTTTCACTTATGTAGCACATCTTAGAGTCATGTGTTATATCGGAATCAAGCCTAAACGTTTCACAAACATAACCGCGCTTATCACTATAAGTCTTCAATGCTCTTATTTTTACTTTTCCGTCAAAAAATGACTCTAATTCGTCATATGCTATAGTTTTTGTGAACATGCGGTCCTCCGATTATAAATACATTATAGCAGGAGTTTCTATTATGCGATATTATGTTTACATATACTTAGATCCTCTATCCCCCGGTGTTTTTAGATATGGTGATGATGTATTTGAGTTTGAGCCTTTTTATGTGGGTAAAGGTAGTGGAAACAGAATAAACAATCATATGGCTCCAAAATATCTAAAAATCAATGATGATAAAGCACAGAGAATAAAGAGTATTCTTTCGCAGGGGCGGAAGCCAATAGTTATAAAAATAAGAGAGAAAATGGAGTCTAAAGAAGCATATATTCTTGAAGGGTATTACCTGAATACCATAGGTAAAAAGAATGAGGGGCGGGGACCGTTATTGAATAGTATGGGAGCCGCCGAAGGAGGCATATCAACACATTCTGAAGGAACAAAGAAAAGAATTGCCGAAACTAGCCGAGGGAGGAAATTATCTTCTGAAGCTAGAGAGAAAATTAGAATGTCAAAGCTTGGTAAAAATAATCCAATGTATAAAAACGGAAAAACTTGTGGTGATTGTTATAAAATAAGTTTATCCAGAAGAGATTGTAAGCTTGGCGAGCGTAATCCCATGTTTGGTGTAAAACTTACGGACGAACAAAGATTGAAAAGAAGTATAAACTCAACCCGTCGTAAGACATACATAATAACGCATAAAGACGGTAGAGAAGAGGTTATAACCGGAATACTAAAATATTGCAGAGATAATAACTTGTCTGATAGATGTCTAAGAAGAGTTCTATATGGTAAAAGGAATCATTACAGGGGAATGACGATAAAGGAAGTTCCTCTATAAGCATATATTTTCGGTCGGTTCGTAAAAATGTATTTCTTGTTCTCTGTATGATGACGAATACGGATACTCTAAATTTTTATAGTATTCCTCCACAAACTCTACACACTCTTGAATTGTTTTCTTGTGACATATTGGAACTACATAATTTCCATCTATTTTCTCAGCAGTAAACTTGCCTCTTTCAGAGAATACCTTTACAATTTCTCTTCCATCTGCTAAACACGCATATGCCAGATATTCTTTATTTTTCCTCTTTTTTTCGTTTATTTTATATATCCACTTAGGAACCCAAATGTCGGAGAGTTTTCTATTATATTCCAAAGCATCCCGTAGTTTTATATTGTCAGATTCAAGGTCTTTTGTATAACAATCCGTCATACTCCATAAACCTTTCTATTATCAATATACCACTTGATTGTTTCTACAAACCTATTGGATATCGAAGGAGCCGAGTCATCCCACTTCACACAATCATTCAAGGCGTAGACCTTATCATGCCCCTTTCTATCCTCAACAAACTTCAGCGAGCTATCTATACCATTTGCCTGGAGAACCGAGCGCCACTCTTCAACCCAATACATATTAGACTGAAGCATCTGCGGAGCGGCTATATGAGCTACGGTTGGATATGCTGTGGGCTGGTCTAAGATATCGGCTATTATCTTCACGGTATCCACAACAGGAGTCCATTGGCGGATGTTTTTACCCTCACCATACACTCGGATAGGGTCGCCAGCTAAAGCCCGTAGAATCGACGCCGGAAGCATCTTTTCGCCATGCTGCCACGGTCCAAACTGGTTAGCCATGCGTATGAATCTGACATTCAGCCCGAAGGTATGCTTCATGCTCATCAAGAAGGCGTCTTGAGCCACTTTCGAGGCTGAGTAGGGGTTTCCAGGGTTGAAAGGTGTCTTTGTGGTGAACCAGTTCTTCTTGAGTTTAGCTTCTTCATAATCTATGTCGCCATACACTTCATCGGTGCTTATGTGAATGAAGTTTTCTATATTAGCCAACCCAAACTTAGAACACAGGTGAGCAGGAAGATTAGCGTTTTGTGAATATTGAGCATATGGGTCTTTTATGCTGTTGTCAACGTGTGAACTGGAAGCGAAGTCAAGTATGTCAAACGTATCGCCAGATTCGTGTGCTATCTTTCTTGACACAAAATCCTTAGAGTTTATGTCAGACTCTATATCAACAAACTTTACATGACCTTCGTCAAACTTTTTAGCCAAATCAAAATAATGAGCCGTGTTGTATTCGGCAGCGTAACCCTTCTTATCAATGCTTATGACACTCTTATACTTGCTCAGTATATCCTTTCGTGTTAGAAGGTGTTCAAGGAAGTTTATTCCTATAAATCCTACACAGCCTGTCAATACTAAGTGTTTCATGGTTTCTCCTAAAAACAAAATGGTCGGTGGAGGTTTCCCCACACCGACCATTATACCACTTCTTCGGCTTTATCAAACTATCAGAACGGATCCTCATCGAAGTTGATCTTGTCGATGTCAATCTCACCTTCTGGAGCGGAAGCTGCGGCTGCCTTTGCGACAGGCTTGGCTGCTGGCTTAGGAGCCGCTACAGGCTTTGCTACTACTGGTTTAGCCACAGGAACAGGCTTGGCTACTGGAGTTTCCTCAACTTCAGCTTCAGGCTCCACGGCAACCTGTTCAGCGTCATTGGCACGGGCAACTTCAGTCACACCTTCACTGTCACGAGTCACTGTCTCGGGCGAACCTTCACCTTCAGGGTCGGCTCCACCAGCGGTCTTACGACCTTCGAGAATAGCCTTCAACTCATCATACGACTTGCGCTTCTGACCGAGAACCAACTTGTTCAAGTCACGAATCTGATCGTAAATGACGTTGACTTCTTCTTCAGATTCAGCGATTGGCGAAGTTGTTCTGCTGAAGTCTGACGAATCGTAGTTTGGATATCCGCCAACCTTCTTGACTACGATATTGAAGTCAAATCCTTCATTTGGATCCCAAAAGAACATCTTGTGCATGGTAAGTGCTTCACTGAGACGTTCCATGATCTTGGAACCGATTTCCCACACGAGAACCTTACCAGTCTGGTTCTCATCGCCCTTACGAGGGTCTTCCTTGACGAGAACATTCATGTGATAACGCTTCTTGCGCCAGAAGGCACGACCGATATCTTCGGAGGTCTTATCCTTCTTAGCGAACCAGAACTTGGAATGCTCACAGATAGGGCACTTAGCCTTTTCATCGTGAGTTGCTGGGCAAACTTGATAAGTGTTCTTATCTGCGCCCCTTGGCTTGAATATGTGAACGAGATTCTGAACCCAAGGCTCCGACAAGCCGTTATCTACGGCAACGTGAGGAAGTATACGAACCTTGTAAAGCGTTCTTCCAGCGTCATTGGTTAGGGTTGGGTTGAATCGGTAATCGAAGGTCTTTGTTTCCTTCTTTACACTGCCAGCGTTCTTCGACGCTTCTAACTTCTTGCGAAGCTCTTCAAACTGGTCTTTGTTGAATGATCCGAACTTACTACTCATAGGATGTCTCCTTATTTCTTCTTGTGATTATCTTAGGTTCTTCTAGTTTTTCAATCGGCAGAATCGCCGCTTATAGGTTTCTTCTAAGATACTTATGATGAGCGGAACACCCGCCCAACGAATGTATTTATATACGGTTTACTTTCCCTCAAGCACCTTGCGCTCACCGTCAGTGTCTCTGTTTAGGGCTAGTTCTTCCGTGAACTTCTCAGGGTAACGCTTGGCGAGCTTGGCTATATTCTTCTCCCAAACTTCCTCAAATGAAATGCCAAGTTCGTCACACATGATGGCAAGATACCAGAACACATCTCCGATTTCTTCCTTCATATTGACGGCATCAAACGGCTTGCCGTAAATCTTGGTCTTCTTGAGCGCATCCATAACCTCACCAGCCTCAGTAACGAGTCCCATGGCTGCATGTTCTACACGGGGCGGAACCCAATGCTTCTCAGACTTGAGAATAGCGAACTGGTATTCACCGACTTCGGTGCGGATAGCTTTTTTGATGTAGTCTGTGGGTTTCATTTGAACATTCCTCCAACGGATGAGTAACTTAGGTTTTTTATTTCAACTTCCACCATCTTGTTTCCACGATATACTTGTAGGTAATCCTTTATAGCAGTTATATCTCTTATAACCTTATACTTACCTATCCGCCCAACTGATTGCTTGCCGTCTGATAGAGTTCTAACCTTCTTATTCATAACAAAATCTTCTATAGACTGGAGGGCGCATACAACAGCGGCGGAAGCTACTATCTTGTAGTTCGAAGTGTCTAAAGACTTTGATGCAGCGTTCACCACTGTCAATAGAGTTCTAAACTTTTCATTTTCCCACTTAGGAGCCTCCGGAGTTGTATCGGCGGCACTTGGATATTCCCATGAGTATTGTGACATATCAGCCCTCTTTCTCTCGCTTGTGGTGGAATGCTTCTTTGATCTTTATTTTATCAGTATCAATAAGTTTATCAATGGTTTATTTATTTTTTACCATTCTAAACATGTCATAATGTAACAACGAAGTTCTAACGGGAATATTACATATTTCCAACTTTTTACCGATCAATGTCTCGTTCATTCTGTCATCTTGAGGTAGACTGTTAAATAAAAAATCAAAATCTCTATATATTTCAGATATCCTTTTCATATTTTTACCGCTACTATAAAAAATTATATCTTTACAATAATACTTGCCTCTAAAATCAGTCGTATTAAAATAATCCAAATAATCAAAATCTATAACACAATTATACAATAAATTATCGCTTCTAATTTTTACTATACAATCATATTTTTCAGTATCTACCAACTCTATAGATTTATGAAAGCTATAAAACATACTTTTTACACCACTTAGCCAATCTGCACTATCGAATATAGGTTTTTCTAACTGTATTTTGACAGGATTATAAAGCATCAAACTTTCTTTAAAATTAGACTCGACAATTCCCCTGTCTGGATATTTAATGTTAAACGGTTGACCTATGATATCAGAGTAATCCCACGAGTGAATATAGACATCCGCTTTGTATTTTTCTATAAGATTCTTTTTTATTGTTTCTTGGCATTCTTTTACAAATCTCGGCTGACCTGACATACATACTGCCACTCTATTTTTTAAATGGCTGTCGTTCACCATATTAGCCCTCTTTCTCTCGCATGCGGTGGAATGCTTCTTCTTTGATCTTTATTTTATTCTCATCATCCAGTTTATCAAACGCTTCCTTTTCTGACATATTCATTTGCTTGCGAAGCGCCATGACAGCATCAAATATATTCATGTTGAGCTTAGTTACACAATGATTTACCATCTTGTTGTAACCTGACTTGACAATGGCATGAACTTTATTTGGTGATATGTTATAAAGCGTTGCTATCTCTTCGTATGTGAGTTGATCTGGCTTTGCTACTCTCATGGCTTGTTCCCCTTGGGTTGAGCAGCCGCCCTGTCTTTATACTCATTGATAGCATTTAGAACAGATTTCGTCTGCGCCTCGTTTGTTGATTGTTCTTCATCGACTAACCTCATGTGGTCATAATCTACTGACATAATGAAGCTCTGACCGTTTCTCGACCAGCGTGACTTCGCTACGTTCCAGTACATCTTGTTTTCTTGATCGCCGCCTTCATCACGGCTAACCATTATCATCAAATCAGCACCATGAGCGATACCCATGGAGTCGGAAGTCTTTTCAATACCGATATGAGTGGTATTGTAGCCTTCACGGTTTACCTGAACTGCTGAGAAGATAGGAATGTTGTTTATAACACCGACTGCTCGCAACTCTTCGGTGATGGTCTTCATCTTACCGTAGGAGTTGTCTGAGAATGCCTTGCCATTCGGAACCATAAGACCAATATAGTCAACACAAATGAACTTAGGGCGGAATCCACGCTTCAACTGAAGCTCCTTGAGAAGAGCATTCAATCCGTTAGCATTCAGATAGCCTGGAGGGCATTCCTTGATGATAAGTCTTCCAAACGGCTTTACGCCTGGATCTTCCTTACTCATCTGTTCACGTTCCTTCTTCTTCTGAAGGATTCTTCCCATCAACTCGTCAACATTACTGGAAAGATCACCCATGGATATATCGGAAAGGTTGGCGTCAATTCTATTAGCAAGGATGTTCTGGTTGATTTCAAGGGTCACATATAACCCATCCATGCCCTGTTCTATGAGCTTGAACGCTGTATGACCAAGAATAAGGGTCTTACCGACGTTTGTAGCTGCTCCGAATATGATAAGTGACTTTGGACGCCAGCCTCCACCAATAGCCAAGTCAAGCTTTTCGTGACCTGTAGGTATAACCTGGGCTGGATTGCGTAACTCGTGCATACGCTGTTCAAGGTCTTCGAAGTAGTCAAGACCAAGGTCTTCATCAAAGTGGATTTCACTTGCCTTCAAGACGAGATTTGCTGCGGCGTCAGGGTCGCCCTTATCAAGAAGCTCAATACATCCCATAAGAGCGTTCTTGATTCTCTGCATCTTGACGAAAGACTTTACTTCGTCTTCAATCCACTGTGCAGAGTCTTCCTTCATTTCAAGCTGGCGACACTCCTGAATGGAATCAATAGACTCTTCCAACTTTACAGTGTCTTCCTTCACCAACTTCGGAAGCAGAGTCTTGACAAGCTGCTCCGTTGTTGGTGTTCTATGATATACAAGATAAAACTTCTTGCAGCATTGGATGACTCTTGCAGTTGGAGCGTCGAAGAACTTCGCCTCCAACTTATCAAGATACTTATTTGCAAAATTCGGATCGCTAAGAATAGCGTTCAGAATATAAAGCTCGGTTTTGTCTGACATAATTTCCTTATCTTTGTTTATTTTAGTGACATTCGGAAATTAGTCAACCTTGGCTTCCTCCTTATCGGTTGCATCGTCACCCATCGCCTTCATTGCTTCGTCACCATACGACGAATACTGACTATCTTCACTTGACTTCTTATCCATTTCTGGAAGTATTGGAAGCCAGATTTCATCTGTGTAAAGATCCTTCGTCCAGACTGTCTTGTTCAGGTGCTTGATATCCCAACGAGGACCAGCCTTTTCGATGAAGCCATACTTGACGGCATCTTCAAGAAGACCCTGGTAAGGAAGAAGACCCTCACGGAAGTTGATGAACGCTTCAGCGGTCATACCTTCAGGAACGAAACGGTTCTTCATGGTTGTGAACACCATGCGGTTTCCTACCTTTACCTTTTCGGTGCTGTTATCAACAACATTCTTCTGCTCATCCTTAACAGCATATTTCTTGATACCTACCATGTACGATACCATATAGATAAACCCGTTTCCACCCTTTGGAATTTCTACAGGTGGCACGTTAGGATTCTGTGCAGGCTTCTCATATGAGTGATTTGTTATAAGCATAGCAGCGTTATTGTTTGCTATGACCTTCTGAAGAATTCTGGAGGCTGCCGAATACTGCTTGGCTCTCAATCCCATGTCTTGGGCGGTTCCGCCTTCTTCCGTGTCGGCAATTTCCTTTTCAGTGAGAAGGTTGGCAAGCGAGTCAGTAACTACAAGCCACTTCTGGTCAGGATTATCAGCGTGAAGTGCTGGAAGCATATTTGCTATGTCAGTCTTCCACTCATTGATGGTTGTAACGGCTGGATATGCTACTTGCGAAGCGTCGATTCCAGAACGTTCCAAATCATCCTTAGAGTAGGCGTTCTCGGTATCATATATGATGACACCATATCCTTGCTTTTGGGCTTCTCTAATGACATTCTTACAAACATATGTCTTACCAACGCCGGGAAGACCAACGACACCTGTAAGGCGACCGTGAGCTATACCCTTGTTGTAGGATCCAGAGAGAATCTTATTGAGTGCGTAACATCCAGTTGATATAAAGTCTTCCACATTAGGAAGCTGCGCCTCGTCAAACATTTCAAGTCTTGACCCCTTCGTGTTTGATGCGTAGGTCTTGAAGAGGTTGCGAATGTCTACCTTCTTCTGTTCAGTTTCTTTTTTGCTCTTAGCCATGTGTATCTCCTGTTTGTATATGGATTATTTTACGAGGTTCTGAAATACTACAATACCTTTATAAATAGGAAAGGAGATATGTTGTGTTCCAGTCGTAGAATACTGCGAAGGGGCTTTGAGATTATCCAAGTTACACTCTGACAGCACGCCCTGGCTCACAAGAGACGTAGAGACTAAAAAGATAGTTGTTTCGACATATCTCCACTTTTTACCAGTTGAAGATGCCCTTCATATCGTGGCAATCCAAGTCGGGCAGACTCCATCCGAGAATATTGAAGAAGTCTTCAACTGGACTGATGGCGGCACGATGGAACTGCTCACGACGATTGATGTTGTCTTCAACTCCAAGCTCCTTGACCCATGCATCCTTGAATCCGAATATGTTGTGCTTCCACTTATCGGAAGTCTTTGTATATACATACTTCATCTTCTCACCATTATGGATGAGGTCATATTTGCGCTTCAGCGTTGGATTCTCTTCAAGCATCTGATTGTAAAGAATAGCCGCTCTAACGTGCATCGGTGTTGACTTGAACTTACCGTCTTCCTTCAACTTCTGAACATACTTCTTTATATCACGAACGGATGATGGGAAGGCTATTTCTTCGGGCTTGGCTGCGAGGAACTTGTCATACATCTTCGTCAACTCACCAACCGTATGGTCACGGTCAAGCTTCACGAGAATGTTCTTGATGACTTCCTTGAGTTCCTTACGAACCAGTGGTGGAGTTGACGAACGCACGATGTCAATACCGACAACCTTGAGTCGCTTCTTTTCTTCCAACTCAACTCCTTCGGTATTGAGAACCCACATTACATAATGCTTCTTAGCCTCAAGGAATACTGCTCTGGATGCAACAGCTTCACGCTTGAAGTATATAAGATTCTCGGGGCAGTTGAAATGTTTGAGAGTCAATGACTTCATGGCATTGTTGATTATGTTTGCAACGAAGTTCTGAATAGAATCGGCACTATCCTCAAGCTTCTCACGATCATCCTTAGAGAGCTTATCGTAGAAGTCAGCATTGTTCTTCTGAACACCGAATATCAAGTAGTTCTTTACGACTTCGGGATCCATAGTCTCATAATTGAACCCATAAGACTTCAGGATTCTACCGAATGAGATATACAGAGAGTCAGTGTCACCATATATGATGGTGTTGTCAATCGGAGTGTTAGACTGCTTCTCTTCATTGCGGAACTTGGTGTTGTTTACCCAAGCATCCGACGAGAAATAACCGTCGATAGCCGAAATACAGGTTGTGGTGATTGCTCTACCCGTCATGGTTACTGCGATTGCGTTATCCCAATCGAATAGACGAGAGTGTGGTGTTCCAAGGTATCCGTAAACCGAGTTGATAAGAATCTTATAGTTGTGCTGAAGACCGTCATATTCGGAAGCCATGACTTCATCGTGGTCATCCTTGGCTTTCAACATCTTCTTCTTATAAGCCTTACGCATATTGAACCATTCCTTTACGAAACGCCCAATAACACCCTGAACATCGGTCTTGTATATGGCACCGTTGGCAGCCATACACCAATTCTTCTCCTTTATAAGACCAGCCAAGTCTGATATGGTCATACGCTGCTTCATGATGAATATTTCATCAGTATTCTCGACAGCACCAGCGAGACACTTGGCAATTGGCTTGACAAACTTCTTGTCAACGACACATATCTTTGTTTCCGGTGAGATATTCCAACCCATCATGATAGAAGGATAAAGCGAGGTTGCGTCGAACGATTCCGTCCACTCGTGAAGAGCGGCTTCGGGCTGCTTGACATATCCGCCAATATACTTCTCGTTCTTTATCTTCATCTCTTCGATAAGCTTACGGTTTACGTCTGGAAGAACAACCTTCTCCAGAGCCAGCTTAGACAGGAACGCACCGTCGAGAACCTTAGTGGTCTTAACGTAGTGTTCGAATGGAACACGGCAGCCATAACAGAAGGTTATGAGAAGCTTGAGGAACTTCTTCTTGGCATCCAACTTACGAAGAAGACGAACGTCTTGCACGTTATATTCCACATACTTCTGCCAATCTTTATATAGGTCGGCAAACGAGCCGTCATATTCAAGTTTCGTTTCACCTAACTCAAGACCAGCAATATGACCAAGCTTCCACGATTCCTGTTCCGAGAACGTGTAGTTCTGAAATACTTCCATGTAGTCAAGGAGGTTGATTCCAGCTATTTCATACTTGATGTCGAAATTGAATTCATCAACGGGAATCTTGCGGGTTCTGATGATGTTGATTGGTGACAAGGCTGCTGCGCCATCTTCTTCAGTGTAACCTCTCTCATTCTCAGTGTATCCAAATAGCTTTCTCGCCCGGTTAATGATATATGGAATGTCATACCCGTTTGAGTTCCAACCCGAGATAATGTCGGGATGCTCGTTGCGAACCCATGCCATATACTCACGAAGTAGGTCTTCCTCATTAGGAAATACAAACTTCTCGCACTTCTCACCGTTCTTAGTGATGAACGATTCGTCAAAATCCTTCTCACAGAAGATAAAGAACTTTTCGTGTTTGGTTGACCATGTAGTTATGATGGTTATAGGATGGTTGGCTTCTTCAGGGCGAGGAAACCCAACGTCAGAGTGAACCTCAATGTCAAGGAAATGAATGTCAAACTTGGGAACGGTTAGCTCAAGCCCAAGGTAGTTGGAAATGATGAACTTGGTTTCAACAGCTACGTCAGATTCGAAGGTCTGCGTGCCCCACTCACGGTATCTCTCAATGGCATCCTTGTACTTCTTCCACGAAGATACTTCGACCTTCTTAGCAGGGTCGCCGTATATGGTCTTGTATTCAGTGTCTTTGCTGTTTGTATCCTTGACATAAAAGAACAAAGGAGCAGGGTGCTTGTTTAGCACCTTGACTCCGTTCTCATACTCCCAGCAGTAAATCTCAGATTCCTTGGGAGAAAAATATAGGCTTGAATACATTTATACCTCTGGCTTAGTTATACCAGAGTCTCGCCGTAAATCAATACGGGTATTCTATAAATACTAAATCAATTAGTCTTTTTACTACCGGTTCTGTCAAATTTCTCGACAGCGGAAAGATATCTATTAAGAGCATCCCGAGCATCGTCAAGAAGTTTTAGGTGCTTCTCCTTGCTGCCGTTTGTATTTTCAAACTCAAGAAGCTCTCTAAGATTATCAAGATTGTCGTAAGCCTCTATAAGATTCTTTTTTAGTTCAGTCATGCGTAAACCTTTCTATATAGACCGATATTATTCTCGTCTTCCAACCAACGCTCATTGAGTTCATTTCTACCAGCCTCTACAAGTTTATTTTGTAGGTTCTGATCTTTATATAATTCCATAATGGCGTTATACCATAGGTCGGGATTATTCTCAAGCGTCTTTATACCATCTATCAAGTCATACGGACCAGCCTTACTTCCGATGGTTGAAGCTATTACAGGAAGCCCGAGAGCCGAGTATTCCAGAATCTTGAGGTCTGACTTTCCGAGATTGAATTCGTTGTCAGCGATTGGAGCCAATGCTATGTCAGCGTCAATCTTATCCAAAGCTCCAGCATAGTCATATACATTAGCCCAATCGTGGAACTCAACCATACCTTTTAGTTCTGGCGGCTGAACACCAAAGAATACCCACTGAATATCATTCAGGGTTCTCTTGATGAGAGGCATAAGGAACTCTAAGTCGCCGCCCTTGCCCAAATGCGAGGCGCTACCAGCCCAAAGAACACGAGGGCGACCTCTCTTGTCTTTATTACGCTTGTCACGCTTACCACACTGACCCCACAGATATTTAGGAAGGTAATTTGGTATGACAACCGAATTCTTTATGCCATACTTATCTTCGTAGAAATGCTTGAGGAACTGCGTAGAGAAGGTCACAGTATCAACCATCCTGAATATATCAATGAGGTTGTTCTTTCTCGACGGGGTGTAAAACTGATAAGCTAATATGTTATTGGGCATGATTCCGTGAACAAGGTCATCAAGCTCGTACACCAGCTTGGCTGGTGAACCGCATTTCTTTATCTGGAACTGATACTGCTGAATAAGTTGAGCCTGCTTCTTGGTTACTTGACGCTGGAAGCGGATATAAGCTGCTCGTCTAACATAGTTCAAGTCGAAGTGATACGCGTAGAACTCCGAAACGTGGTATTCGGGGTATTTTACACTCATATACCTAAATGGTATGAATGTTCTGTAAAATCCACATCCGTTTTTATCGGAAGGATATAAGATTACAGACTTTGCTTCTGGCTTGCTCATGTTACTCCTAAGATTTATAATAATTACTTATATAATGATTATAGTATAAGGCGTTATTATCTAAAGGAGCATTATGGAAAATAAAAAGAGAACCATCCGCAAGCGCAATCCAGTTGCAGACCTGTCAAGGTATTATATTGACAAGGATGAGTATACTGCGGAGCTTATCAAGTATAAGAAGACGGGTAAAGCTACCGAGCGTCTTGGTGAGTTGTTTACCATCCATGTTGATAGATACGCTACCTCATTGTCATTCAAGAACTATACTTATCTTGATGAGATGAAGTCACAGGCAAAGCTGTTCCTGTTGAAGTATGCACCGTCGTTCAACCCCGAATATGCCGCTAAGAACAATAAGAAGATGAATGCATTTGCTTACTGTACGACTATCATATACAACGCATTCCTTCAGGTTATTCAGCGTGAGAAAAAGCATTCGACGTTGAAGGATAAGTTGATAAAGAACCAAGAGAGAATAAACCACGAGCTTGAGAAATTCAACGTGTTGAATCAGATAACTATTGACGACTGACGAAAGTCGGTAAAATAGTTGTATGAGTAACAAGATTTTGATGATATCCGACATCCACTTTGGATGTAGAGGAAACAGCGAAAAGTATCTCACGATTATCAAAGACTTCTTCACGACTACCCTTCTTAGGGCTATTACGGAGAATAAAATAACCGACGTTCGTATTCTCGGGGATTTATTTGATAATAGGAATACTCTAAACGTCAGAACCATGAATACAGTCATGGAAGTCTTTAGGTGGTATTCTGAGGAACATAAAGACGTAACGTTCAAGATACTTCTCGGCAACCACGATATATACTACCATAATAGAACAGATATAAACTCTATTGAATGTCTTAGACATATGGGTAATGTTGAGATTATAGACTCTATTCAAGTAGAGAAGATAGGCAGTAAAAAGATCGTCATGGTTCCGTGGCTTATTCATGATACTGCCACTTACCAAAAGTTTATATCCATGGCTAATAGTGATGAGAAGTTTGATTTACTTCTTGGTCACTTCGAAATGCGTGGATTTGAGGTTCAGCCTGGATTGACCGACATGACAGGTCTTGATGGACCGGTATTCAAAAACTTCACCAGAGTTTTTTCAGGTCATTATCACATTAGGGATACGAGGCAACAACTTTCATACCTCGGATGCCCATATCAGTTATCGTGGAGTGATTACGGTAACGATAAAGGCATTCACATATATGATGTCGATACTGGTGAAACCACGTTTATCAAGAATACAGATAGCCCACACCATATCAAGATACTGATGTCAGAACTTGCCGCTGGTGAGCGTGAGTCATTGAAGAAGGTGAAGGGTAATGTTGTAAGACTTATCATTGATAAGAAGTATAAAGACTCGGTGATATTGAAAGTGACTTCTGTTATAGAGGGTCTACACCCGTTCAAGTTTGATATAGACAATCAGTATATTGAAGAGGCTATTGATGCTGATGCTATGAAGGATGTTGATTTATCAAAGCTCAATGATCCGCTATCGTTCTTATTAGAGTATGTGAAGACGATAGAGCTTCCAAGTGATAGTGAAATAACTCTGGATAAGAAAGAGTTGACGAAACGAGTGATGGAACTATACCAGAAAATAGAAAAAGAAAAAGACTGAAGTTGAAATAACTATTGTAAAATACGGCTTTTCTGCTAAAATGTAGAAGAGTAAAGGGGATATTTTACATGAAGATAACCTTCCAAAGAGTCACGCTAAAGAACTTTCTCTCGTTTGGTAATAACGAGACTATCTTTGACTACCAAAAGGGAATAAACGTTGTAACTGGTATTGTCGAGGGTTCAACTAAGAGAAATGGGGTTGGCAAGTCAACTCTTCTCGTTGACTCTCTTTCGTTTGCTTTATATGGTCGCCCTCTGCGTGGCGATGCTCATATCAATAAAGAAGACCTTATTAACGATGTAAACGGTAGAGAGTGTTCCGTATCTGTTGACTTTACTATTGATAAGGAATCAATCACTGTAACAAGAACAATAAAGCCAAACGGTCTAACCATCATCCACAATGCTGTTGAAGTTAAGTTTGACTCTATGAAGCATACTCAAGACTGGCTTGTTACAAAACTCGGTATTAGCCATACATGCTTCTCTAATATTCTCGTTCTCAATGTCAACTCGTCTCAGCCGTTCCTCGCAATGGATGCTGCCCTGAAGCGTGAAGTTATTGAAGACGTTCTATCGCTGAATGTATATGGTAGAATGTCAGAGCAGGCAAAATCTATTCACCTTTCTTCTAAGGGTGATAAGAGTGTTGCGGAAACAGAACTGAGAAGTTATATAAAGTCACTTCAGGTTGCCGACGAGAGTATAAAGTCTCTAAAAGAAAAGCAGGAACACTTTGAGGAAGAGAAGCGGCTCCAATGTCAAGAAATAGAAACAGATATAGTTACACTTGAGAGTAGAAGAGACTCTATAACGATTGATGAAACTGATTATGCATCTCTATTATCAACCGCTAAGACAAGTCTAACAAATATAGATGCGAAGCTTATGGTGCTTGTGAAGAGAGAGGCTGAATGTAATAAGGATATGAAGGATGCTCAAGCTGTTCTAAAGCGACTTGAGCATGAAACTACTTGCCCATCATGCAGAACTGTATTAGCCGAAAGCCCTATGGCTCAGAAATGGATTCAGGAATGTAAGGATAAAGTTACCGAGTGTGAAACAATGCTAAATGATATATTCGGTAAGAAAGAACTTGGTAAGAAAGCTAAAGAAGCTAAAGTGAGTGAGATTAGCTCGCTTGAAGCCAAGATAAGTTCTATTGCTCAAATGAAGAGTAAGCGAAACGTTATAGTTAGTCAGATAGATGGTAAGAATAGTGAGTTAGCTAAAACCAGAGCAAGAACTCTTGACCTTGGTTCTGTAATATCTGAAGAAAAGTATCAAGAGTATAAAGATTCAGTCAAAAAGTCTGAGCAGAAGATGAATGACTCGGTTGCTACATTTGAGTATTCCAAGTTCATCAGAAACATGCTCGGGGAAGATGGTGTTAGAAGGTTCGTTCTATCTAAAATCATGCCGTTCTTCAATAACAAGATAAATCATTACCTCAAACTTATGGGTAGTGATTACAGCCTTATATTTGACAATAACTTAGTTGAGAAAGTTATCACAAGAACAAGAGAAGAGAGAAACTATAACAACTTCTCTTCGGGTGAAAAGAAGCGTATAGATTTAGCTATTCTTCTTGCTCTTATGGATATAGCAAAAATGCAAAACTCGGTTGATACTAATATACTCGTTCTTGACGAAGTGCTTGATACATCAATGGATAACGACGGAGTTGAAAACTTCTTAGACTTCCTCAAGAATGGTTTCAAAAAGATTTATGGTGAGAAGTGTATCTATATCATTACACATCGCAATGACATTTCCAACGATACCTTTGATAGAATAATATGCTTGAAGAAGTCTAAGGGATTCACCACTATCGAAAAGATAGTTGAAATGCAAAGCTAAAAACAACATTCATATACAAACACATTAGCTACGGTCAAAAACCGTAGCTTTTTTGTTTCATCTCATAATGTATTGATTGGGGTGCCACCTGGGCGGAGTAGCTATAAGCTACTATAAGCTACTTCATATAATCTTATAAGTTAGTTTAAGTAAGTATAAAAATAGTATCAATAGATATTAGCTATTTCCTCTTACTGCATAAAAATACTGCATATACATATTTCACCTATACAGACTCACATCTGGTTTTCTGAAAGTATGTGTCATGATGTTCGCGTAACATCGCCCATTTTACGGCTGGGGTGACATATGGTTTACCGTCATATCTTTGTTTTCTCTTCTCCCCCTCTTTCGTCGGGAGTGTTATCTGCGCTGTCAAGATATGCTACCTTGCGCCTCTAACAACTGCTGTCCTTTTTGGTGGGTGAGGACTAACTTAGGAAACCCTTTTGATACATTAGACCGTGTTATGTGAATTTGTCAATTCATCTTTATCATTTCCGGCAAGTTGTTATTACCATTGCCCCTGTTTATAAGTATAAAGATACCGAATATTATAACTTTTTCTTTGAACATAAAGGTCGCCGTTGTTGTTCTGAAATATGGGAAGCGACTACTCCACTTCCACCATATCTTACGGGCATCCTCGACAAACTTAGCTGCGTGACCGCCCGATAAGTTACTTCTACCGTCTGACAAATGGATACACTCGGCGTCTATAGCGAAGTTCCTATATCCTTTAGACAGAGCATCCATACATATATCAGCACCATACCAATGGAAATGGTCAAGCATAGTTTCATCGAAGCTAAACGGTGCCGTCTTGGGAACTATAAGACATAACTCATCAACCGTCTGAACCTCCTTGCGAGGACCGAACATTTGACGATACGCCTGGGCGTAGGTTCTTCCATCTGGAACCTTGTCAGACAAATAAATGATACAGATATCTTGGTCAGGTGTTGACGCTGGGCTATTCTTGAAGCATCCAGCCATTCCAAGAACACCCCACGGTATATTCTTACTCTCGAAGTAAGAAACATGACTCATAATACCATGAACCCACCCTTCAGGAACTCTTAGGTCTTGATGGCATAAAATAACAACACTACCATCGGATATATCTCTGCCGTAATTCAATGCTTCAGCACAACTGCTAAACTCTTTGTTATAGTTTGGTATTGCTATAACTTCAAATGTAGCCTTGGTTCGCTGGTTCTTCAAATCCTCTAACAAGTTATAGTATTGCCCTACGTTATGAGAAAGGGTTACTATGGATATGTCAACAGTCTTCTTTGTAAAGTAGTTGTTGAGTATCTTATTCTTTACATAGTTGTGGCTCAACTCTTCCAATACAACTGGCTTCGGTAGCTTGACTTTATTTGTGCAGCCATACTTAACAAACGCACGGATGTAATCGTCTACGATAAGCAAGTCTGCTGAGTGTCTTAGAATGTATCTGTTTGTAAGCTTATGAATGACATTTTCATCAATAGTCTTTAGTTCACTATCCGGCTCTGGATTTACCCAAAGAAACTCTATGCTTGGGTGTTTAGTTTTGGAGCCGACATTTAGAATAAAGTTTTTCACATTCTCACGAGTTCCATCAATACAAATAGTTACAGTCAAAGTTCCCTTTTTATCATATTCGGAAATAAACTGAACAGCCTCAAATGTATTATCAACATTTTTAGGATGGTATTGGATGCTTTCTATATTTGTCGAATCCATAAGGCTCTCGTTTGGTTTTATAAACCTTTTCAATGGTGAAGCGGGGTTATTTTGAACAACTTTAGGAAGTATCCGCCTATACTTTTCAACATCAGCGTCGGTAACTACAGATAGACCTTTATACATCTTGAAGTGGTCAGGTCCGTCAACAATAGCCCCTGGAGGAATACTTATCTTACGACCTTGATGTAGTAGACCTATTTCCCGTGACGTTGTATTGCGAAACTTAGGCACTCTTCACCACCACATCTCTAACTACGAAGTCGAAGTTGTTATCCTTGTAGTATTTTATTCTCTTCTTGGAATGCTGTTCTGAGAAACGTAGGTTCTCACAGATATCATACAGGTGCAGTTTGTCTTTTGTGTTGTGGAGACGCAATCCACGACCAACTGACTGGAGAGTTTGTATCTTACTCTTACCAGCGGAAGCGAATATAACGGTGTGAAGTCTGTTTATAGAAACACCCGTCGAGTAAACTCCAACAGTAGCGACAATAACGTTACCACCCGACTTCTCCATATCATGGCGAGCCTTATTACGCTCTTCAATCTTAGTCTCACCAGTAACAACACACACCTTCATACCAAGCTTCTCAAGAATGTTCTTCATGGTTTCAGTGTGGTCAATCTTCTTGACCAGAATGAGAACATTTTTGTCTGCCTTGGTGTATTCCTGCGCTATCTTACATATGACACGATTACGGTATGGATCGCTCTCAATGAAATCTTTCTCTTGAGCATAGTCACTCACAGCATTCTGTTCTACAACCTCTTTTGAGTAAAGAATATTGACTATGCGAACCGATATGTCTGATATCTGCTTTGCGTCCTGAAGCTCCGTGTAGCCAACTTTGTCGATGATTGGTCCGAGAACCCCTTCAACCAACATAAAGTCCGCTTTAGCCTCTGGCATGGTTCCGGTGAAGCCTAAGCGGATGGTTGCGTTGGTCATCTTCTCAGCAACCGACCTAACCACATCAGCCTTTAGTCCGTGACAGTTTGAGACACATATGCCATTCGCAAAGTAATTATGGTTATCTTCTATATGTAAATTATAAACGTCGTCGGTGTAATCTATTTTTTCTATCTTTGTAATTTTCATAACTTTTCTATTGCTTTTATAATTTTTGGATCGGTTGTCATTGATAGTATTCTATCTTTATACTGCTTGAGGTAGTGTTCGTCTATAATAACTATATTATATCCGTTTTTTCTACACCAACTTTTAGCATATTTCATTTTTATTTTATTGATACTATTATCTACTAATTTTGAAGGTTTTATTTCGTATAGTGTATGTGTTTTATAATCAACAAAATCAACTATATATGTATGAGATATACCACCGAGGTCTTTGTATTGTATACGCACTTTTTCATATTCATATCCAGTCAATATCCAAAACATAGCCTCCCAGGTGCTTCTAAATAAATATTCGCAATTGCCTTCTATTTTTATTTTACATCTACTATTAGCCCAACTGTTAGTAATGCAAGGCGTAAAACTACCATCAAGAATCTTAGCTTTTATTTTTACAGACTGTTTACGAGCCGCTTCCTTCTTAGTAAAATCTGTCATCTTATGACATGGATTTTTATCCCCGCACCGCAATTTAGAATTTAACTTATTATAACAAGTCTCGTTACCACAAGTATGACAGTATCCTTCGGTGAATGTAAAATACTTAGACTCCATTCCACATATTTTACAGTATTTTTGCCCTATACAAAAATCATACATTATTTTACTTATTGATGGTGAAGTATTTTTATGTATAATATTACCAAAAATACATTCATATATACTTCCTAAATTACGGTCTAAAAACCACTTATGTAAGTTTTGCGACCACCGCAGCGATTCCGACTTCAGTATACGATATAAATCTTCTTTATTGTAATTTTCAATTCTTATTGAATCGTATGCTGATTGTATTATAGGTTTCATATATGTATTTATATGCCTTTTAGACCATGACACTATATATTTTTTATATCATCATCAACACTTAAATCTTCTGCTTTTTTCCAACTACCGTCCGATAACATTACCTTATGATTGCCTGTTATAAGTAGAGTGTTACCGTCACTCGTAGTTATTTTATACATTTGGTTATTCTTTGATAAATTGGAATGTAATTTTACAACGGGTTTATATTCGACTGTTCCTGTAGTTTCATTTACAGTTTTTACAATATCACCAACACCTATATCTTTTATAAGCTTGGTGGTTCCATCCGCCATTGTTATTTGTGTAGATGGGTGTAGACACTCATCCACTATCATAATAGTAAACTCTTTCAGGAAATCCTTCTGCTTGTATATAGACTGCCATGTTGATACTATGTAAGGCTGGTCAGTATCTTTTTGATACCCACAGTATTTTCCTATAAGGTCTTCAGGAATTCCATACGCAGTCATGTTCTCAACAAACTGCTCAACAAGGTCAAGCTTAGGAACTAAGATAAGTATCTTGTTATCTTTATTGCTGTTATACAGGTAATTTATAGTAAGGCTTATAGTAAGCGACTTACCTGACGATGTAACGTGTTCACATATACCTCTCTCGAAATAGAGAGACTTCAATGCTCCACGGTATTGATGGGTGTAAGGAACAACACCAGAATCCAATGTCTCTTCTGTAATACGGAAGAAGTCTTCTTTCAGAGCATCCTTATCTTTATTGGTCAACTTCTGAAACATTGGGTCAACAACAAGCTCATACAGTTCATCATTCTGAACATATTTCAGAAGTCTGTGGTATATGCCAGTATAGAACGTTCCGTTGAAGTTTAGGAACCTAATCTTGCCGTCCCAGCGACCAGACTTGTATGCTGGCATGAAGAAATAGTTTTCTACAGGAACCGCAAACCTCTTGATAGCGGCATCCATAAGCCTCGGATCATCACAGAGCAATTGCCCGTAAATGTTGTTTATCCATACAAAAGTTATCTTCGGCTTATCAGAGTTTTCCACTCATATATTATATAGCCTTATCTACCATTCTCCGACTTTTTTATATCAGCAATAGTCTTCAAGTCAAACCGCTTAGACTTGAGCAGATCAAGAACTGACTGAAGATATTCAACTAATTCAAGCTGGTTCTGTAGGATGGCTTTTGCCTTGGCTATTCTGTTACTGCGTATAACAAACCCATCCAACTCGGATGTGGTTCTCAACATAAGCGGGTTACGCTTTGCGTTCTCTACCTCTTCGGCATATATTCTCTCAAACTTAGCCTTCAAGCGGAAGTATAGGTGCTTCTCATAGGCATGACGATCAGTAAAGCGCATCGCAGCCGAGTGACAATTTATAATTTGTATATCTAAATCCTCATCCCTCTTATATAATACAGCCTGTTCTGCCTCACTTTTGACCTTCTCATACTTTTCGAAGAACTTTACGTCAATATCCTTTATAATATCATCAATGGATTGTTCTACTATTTCATCTTTAGCAGTTTCGGCAACGTCGGTCATATTTCCTCCACAGGTATGTAGCTGATTTTGGGAATGTCACAAATAGGTTTATCTTTTATAAATAGATTATACGAAAGAGGGCGATTATACAATGGCTATGAATATTGACGAAAGTATCACGCTTATTGAGCAGGAGAAGATAAATCCCGTATCGGATGAGTCTATCAAAGAGGTATTCTCTGTCATAAAAAGTCAGGATAGTGATATGTCTATTCTACTTGACATGATGCTTCGCCTCATAATAGAACTTGAAGATCGGAATAAGAAGACCTTATACATGACAAAAGTGTTGAAGTTCTACGGTTTCAATAGTAATGACATTTTATCTACCCGCCAGAGAATCGTTATAGAGGATGGAATGCTCGTCAAGGCTCCGTTCCTAAAGAATAAGCAAAAAGAACTCATACAGATGTTACTTGACCAACTGGAAGTAAAGGTTCTCTAATATGTCTAAAAACTCATTCAAGAAGTTCTATACAGAAACCGTAGCAGCAAAAGTTGATGAGGTTCCTACTCCACCAATGGCAGCCCCTTGGGATGTTGTGCTGTTTGCAGGTGACTACAATCCAATAACCAAGGATGAGTATGCCAGAATTTGTCAGTTTGTCGAGACGTATATCAAGAAAGCTGCTGGAAAGTTCAACGAGAAGGTAGATATCGGGCTTGTAACCGATTATGACAAGTCATATGAGAACGATGTTGCCAATCAGCTATCGTATGATCTATCCATGGAAGAACGTGACTTTATAGCCACCAAGTTCTTCGGGTTGAAGATATTTCCAGTCAAGTTTGATAAAATGTTGCACTTCTTGAGGAATGACCCACAGAGTTCTTCTAATCCAGAGTTCATGAAGGATGTCAACGAGATGGTTGTGGAGTTCAAAGAGAGCTTCCATGGATCAAACGTTCTCATCGTTCTTAGACCAGAAGACGCTAAGGATATAGCCCAGCTTGAAGAGATTGCTCAGGTAGCCCGTGGTGGGTTGAACCTTGGCTTCTTAATCTGGAAGCACGACCCCGCTTCAGAATCCAGACTATTCGGCAAGAGCATACCTATCGTCGGTGAGATGATAAAGGCGATTACCCTTCTTGACTTGGAGCGCCCAAATCCAGAAGACATCAAGGCATTTGCGCACAAATATAAGATACAGCAGTGGGTAAACGAGATACGGAAGATACACTTCAAGGTCGATAACGATAGGTATCTTATAGCATTTAGATGCATATTTCCAGACCTTATCATATCTCAGACGGCAGATGATTCATCGTTGGATGCTAACGCAAAAGTAGCCATGGCTATGCTGAAGACCATGTATATGAAGAATGTTGTAGAGTCTAAATAATCCTTATTATAAATAAATATAAAGTTTTAGGAGAAACGTATGTCAAACTGCCCATTCTGCGGATCATCTAAGGTTAGCAAGACCTTCAATTTTAACGAATATACTTGCGACCTCTGCGAGTGCGACTACAAGCACCTATCCAGTGGAATCAAGATATTCCAAGAGGGTTCTTGGGCTAAGTTCTGCGGAAGCATAACTGAAGCCGTATCCTCCAAGGTAGAGGGTGCCAACGTTGTTGACCTTATCTCCAAGGTCATGCGTGGCTACTCTAAGGGATCGCCCAATGATATAGATGTCATGATTGAATCATTGACTTCTATTGCTGGAACCCTAAGTTCCGAGATGAAGGTCAAGCTCCGTGGTAAGAACGACTTTATCGTTGTTATGGAACAGATTGATACGGTTGTTCGTGCCGCTCAGACTCTCCACAAGCGTCAGAATGACCTTGGCATCAAGGTTCGCCTCAATGAAGGCATTCTTGACTGGTTCAAGGGAGAAGCCGAGCAGGAGCCAGCAACCGATTATCCAGATGACACGGATGAAGTTGAAATGCGTAGAAAGATGAATGCAGCAGCCGCCGCAAAGTCACAGGCTGGTGTAGCAGGAGCCTCGCCAGTAGAAGAAGGCGCTATGTCAGACCTTGATATCATCGCCCAGGAAGCTGCCGAAGCTCTTGGTGCCGCTGGTGAAGTTCAGGATGAAGACATCATAGCTTACGTTCAGCAGAACCACCCTGACGAGATTGAACATGTCAACCTCATCGTTCAGGCAGTTCATGACCATGTTTCTGGTGGAGTTGAAGAGTCAGCCCCAGGAGCCGAAGTTATAGACGAACTCGTTCCTATCTACAAGCTTGAGAAGCTTGATGATCCTAATGCCAAGCCAGATTTGGGAATAGAAGCTGGCGATGAAGTTAGCGATGAAGATGGTGAAATAGAAGTCAAGCTTGGTGAAGACGAAGATCCATTCGCTGCCGATGCTGGCGCTGGTGGAGAAGCTGCTCCAGCCGAAGGTGGAGCCGATGCTGGTGGTGACGCAGGAGCCGACCCATTTGCCGCTGAAGGTGGAGATGCAGGCGGAGACGCCGCTGCTCCAGCCGAAGGTGGGGATGAAGCTGGTTCAGATCCATTCGCTGCCGATGGTGGTGACGCAGGAGCCGATGCAGGCGGCGAGGAAGACGCTATAGCAAACGTGCAGGATGCTGCTGAAACCGTTCAGGATAAGTTCAAGCGCCTCGAAACCAAGATTGATGACCTTCTTACCGCAGTTACCGGATTAACTGGTGAAGAGTCAGCCGAAGGTGGAACAGAAGACGCTCCAGCCGAAGGTGGAGATGAAGCTGGTTCAGATCCATTTGCCTCTGAAGGTGGAGATGCTGAAGCTGCTCCAGCCGAAGGTGGAGACGCTGCTCCAGCAGGCGACGATCCATTTGCTGAAGCTTACCTCCGCACATTCGCAGAAGCAAAGAAGAAGGATGTTCGTGGTAAGAGAGAGTTCTTGACCAAGCGTGGTGAGAATACGGTTGGAGCATATCACCGCAAGGCTGATAGCACAGCTACTCGTGCAGAAGCAGAGAAGTCGGGCGATGCATTGCAGACTGATATGACTGCTGAAGAGACAGAAGAAAAGATACCATTTACAGAGGAACCAAAGGAACTTATGGATAAAGACACTGAAAGCAATGGTCCAGGCGCAACCAAGAAGCCAACCGGCAAGGTAGCCTACCGTGAAGGATTCAACGGATTCAGAGTTGGCGACGAAGTTCTCGTTGAGAAGTCGGTCGATACTTGGAATATCCTCACAATCAACAAGAATATCTTCACTCTTGGTCGTGGCAAGACAACCACCAAGATTGATATCTTCACTGAAAGCATCCGTCACGCCGACTCGAAGTTGGAATGGCAGGCAACAACCGAGCTTATGGGCGAGTCGAAGAGACGCTGGGCATCTGTAGCCGCTAACTATGTTACTGAAGGTGAAACTCAGGTAACAGGAGTTGTCGGTCTTGGTGGTGGAAACCGCCTCGGTGGTCAGAAGTTCGGCGCAGAAGACCTCGCAACCGATAAGATCGGAACCGTTGGTTCAAGTGCTGCCGACCGTAAGGATATCTACAAGTACATCAAGGATAACGCTCTTCACCGCTGCGCCCGTGAAGTCGCTATTCAGAGAGTATGCGAGAGATTCACCAATCCACTCGAAGAGATAAACAACATCGTTGACGATGCCGTTCTCTCGGAAGACACAACTCAGGTCGAGCAGATCGACTCGCAGTATAGCTACCGTTCTGCTCCAATTGGTGAGCATGCTCTCCGTCAGGCATTCCAGCGTGGCTGGAAGTCTGTCAATGAGTCGGAAGCTAAGGAAGTCAAGCCAGTCAAGAAGATGGTTGAGTCTGTAAAGGCAACTTCCTACAGAACTGCCGAAGACGCTCTTATCGACGGTCTTGGAAGAACTGCTGCTGACAGGCTCTCGGGAAGATAATCCATCAACCTGTTATAATGGTTACATGACTATTATTAATACTATAAAATCCACCGCTCAGTATATGTGTCGGTGGATTTTTGTTGAGTGTAAGTATCTAAAGTATAGAATAAGAACTGATATACTGAGAAGACCCGATAGATTTACCGAATTGCAGTGTATTTCAATTAACAATAATGACGTTGATGAAAATTATAGACTAAACAAGGTTCTGGAAAGGAGGATAAATAATGACGAAAATATTAGAGAGAAGAGAAGACTTGAAAAAAAGGGAATTAGCCAGAAACTTGTTTATTAAAATATTCTATGCTATCCGCCGCTATACAATGAATGTAAGCACTCTTTAGATGACTCCCACGAACTGCATTATAACGATATGAAAAACAAACCTAAAATGAAGTCTGAATCTAAAACAGAATCTAAAATAATCGAAGAAGTAGAACGTAATCAAGAGGCTTACTCGCTTGTCGAGGCTCGCTCTCTGGATTATGCCGTTGTTTACGCAATCTCCAACCGATTCTGCATGCCGATCAAGAAGTGGAAGGCATTCAAGCTTGGAATCATTGACGAGAAGGGCAACATCCTCAGACCACTCAAGTCCGACGAAGACCGCAAGGCGTTCACTCCGCTTGATAACGTCTGCATACGAATCAAGCGTTTGATTCCACAGCACCTTTGGTATCTCTTGACATTCACACAGATATTCAAGGGCTTCGTAACCTACTCAACCTACAAGTCATACTACGAATCCGCTAAGAGCCAGGATGACCTTCTCAAGATAGAAGAGAAGCGCCTGTCTATTATGCGTGCTAAGAATCAGCTTGATGAGATAGTCAAGAACAACCCAAATTTCACTGAAGAAGAGTTCTGGAGCCATGTAGCTTCTGCGGAGGATGTTGACAATGGGTAAAGAAGACCTATTCTCCGACATTGATAAGATTCCCGAAGATACCATTGATGACGGCAAGGAAAAGAAGAAGAGAGTCAACGGCAACCGCAAGGGTAAGAACTACGAGCGGGATGTATGTAAAGACCTCGGCAAGCGTTTCGGTGGAGAGTTTAGGCGAGTACCGATGTCGGGAGCATTTTTCGGAAAGAGTAACTTCATAAAGAACAAGGATGTGAATGCTGCCGCTAAGGATGTTCTATGTGGTGACATTATCACTCCACAGGGATTCTACTGGACTCTCGAATGTAAGAACTACTTCGATACCCCTAAGATACACAACCTCATTGGTTCCGGTGACTCAACCCTTGACAAGTGGATAGAACAAGCTAAGTTGGAATCAAAGACCGCTGACAAGCCCTGGATGATAATATTCAAGGTCACGGAATACCGTGGATGTCAGTATATTGTTATAGACGCACAAGACTTTATTAGAGTATGTGGAGCTAAAATACACAAGAGTATCTACTATAACGATTGCTTTATATTTGATTACGAATACTTCATGGATAATCTCGCTATATATTTTTCAAAGACAGCCTCACAACCTCTTATAAATACTAATAGCACAAGAACTACAGGAGCCTAATATGTCAGTACCTACCAATAAAGAGTTGATGGAAGCCTTCAAGAAGATAAATGAAGCTCCAGAAGACAACGATGGATTCTCGGCTGGTAAGCCTGTTGGTGTTCTATCGAAGGATGACCACTCGAAGCCAGTTAGTCGCAAGACTGATGCTGGTGTCAAGGATGCTCCAAAGGAGTATGACGCCAAGAGCAAGGAACTCGACACCAAGACCGGCAATAAGAATGACGCTGGTGTTGAAGCTGCTCCTGACAAGTTCGAAGGCACCGACAAGGCTGCTAACGACAAGACCAAGCAGGAACGCACAGAGAACGGCATCGGCAAGGCTCCAGTAGCCAAGGGTGCTGAGAAGGAATTCGCAAAGTTCCGTGATCGTATCCGTGCTAAGATGGGATTGTCGCTTGATGACAAGCTCAACAAGGGCAATGACGGTAAGATTCACTAAGTCTACCAGTCTACCAATATAAATAGATTTTACACAAGGAGCATAAGATGGCTGACCTCAAGACACTCAAGCAGGAATACAAGAAGCTTACCGAATCTGAATCTGGCGCTATAGGCGACGGCAAGAGAGATGGGATGCCCGGCGCTCCAGAAGGCGGCGGTCCAGAAGCAGCTAAGGGCTTCAAGAGTGGCAAGCCTGTTGGCTTCCAGTCGGTTGACAAGAACTCGAAGCCTGTCAAGCCAGTCGCTCGTGGCGAAGGCGTCAAGGATTCTGGCATCAAGGAATACAAGCCTGAAGGTGCCGAGATGAAGGGTGCCAAGGAAACCGTCAAGCCAGTATCCCGTGAACAGGGTGCTGCTGCTGGCGTCAAGGAAACTGGCAAGGGTGACGCTAAGATTGGTAAGAAGGGCGAAGTTGAGAAGGCACAGAGAGTTGACCGTGAAGAAGGCGTATCAGCAGGAGCCAAGGAAGTTGGCGAGTACGGCAATCTCTCGGCATTCCGTGCTAAGGTTCGTGGAGCTTTCGGATTGTCACTTGATGACAAGATGAACAAGGGCAACGACGGACTCAACAAGAAGTCGTAATAGTCAAAAACAGTAAACCATTAAAATAAACCCTGGACTGACCTGGGTTTATTAGTATAAGGAGCAATCGCATGTCAACACTCAGAGAAAACTTTTTCAAGAACCGTGGACTTGCGGTAAATCCGTTGAATGAAGGACTGAATGAATTGAATATGGGTCCGGTTCCATCAATGGGATCGAGTTCATCTGACGAAGATGCTCCATATGTAAATGATACAAACGCTCCACCAGTAAATGATATGGAAGAAACCGAAAAGGTTGAAGAAATGGGCGGACTAGAAACCGGACTTGGAGTTGGTCTTGGCACCGTCGCCGGTGTTGTCGGAGGAATCGGCGCAATCGCTCTTGGTATTTGGGCATGGAACAAGGGTAAGGAAGTTGCTAACAATGTCGGTAGTGCCATTGGTTCCACTCTTGATGTTATGGCAAAGAATGCCAAAGTCGCAAAAAGAAATGAGAAGATTCAGGCAATGTTGAAGCGTTTCGACGGCGACCAAACCTTCCAGCAACTTGTCTCAGCACTCAAGGCAACACCATATGCCGATCCAAGAGCAACCATGAAGGGCAGAGATGCGGCAAATGCTGCAAACAAGGCTCGTAAGCCTAACATCAAGGCACTCAAGGACTACATCGAAAGCAAGTTGACACCGGAAGAAAAGGGATGGTTGACTGCTATATATGACGCTTCCCAAGAAGGATAAGAATATGACATCACTCAGAGAAAGCTTCTTCAAGAACCGTGGACTTGCGGTAAATCCTTTGGTTGAAGGTTTTGGTGACGATGGTGATGTTGCCCAGGATTTTGATCCTACATTTATTTCACCGGAGCAAGTATCTAAAATAGATAAAGTAGTTCAAGCTATAAATCAAGCACATACTAAAAATGTATTAGTTGCTATATATCTTGATGGGAGTGAGTGGGGTTCTTGGCATAACACTCATGAATTAGCATCTGTATTACCAAAAATGAAGAGAGAGATATCTAAATTAGGTATGTCTTCTAAAGAATCTAATGTGTTAATTAAAATTGATTCACAATCTGGTTATTCTTCTCCAGAAGAGTCAATGAAATTTAGTATTTCAATTCCAATGCTTGTGGAAGTGTTATCGAAGATAGACACTACTATAGTTCCAAAGAAAAGTATTGACATTTTAGCTGATGAAATAAGTGGACATATAGATTGGGATGCAGGATTTGCGAACTTTGGACAATTCGCTTCAGAGTATTTCAGAGATACCTATTTTAAAGATACCTTTTTTAAAGATAAAATTCGGGAAGTCGGTGGGGACTTATTAAAATTTTCCGACGAAACGGAATTGTTTTTTAACATTTTATATAAGATGTGGAATAATAAAAAGGGAATAGGAAAATTACCAAAGAAACAATAACTTATATAAGTAACTCACAACCCCAGGCTAAAACCCTGGGGTTGCTTTTTTTGTAGTATCTGTATAATAAGCTCATGAAGAACCTTCTTATTGATTTCTCCTTGCTTGCCCACGCAAACCTGTTTACAGCCAAGACCCAGCTTGCGATGGGTGGCTATCAATTGCTCAAGCATATACTTATCAGAGCAGTTCTCAAGAACATAAACGAATTCTCACCCGATAGTGTATACATTTGCTTTGACGGTGGAACCTCCTGGCGTAAGCAGCTATCAGAAGCCTACAAGGCTCAACGCCAAGCTGCCCGTGATAAGCAATCCGACGAGAACGGTGGAGAGGTCAACTGGACCGAGTTCTACCGCATACTTGACGAGCTTCACGATGACTTCAAGACGAACTTCCCCGTTCACTCGCTGAAGATTCACACCATTGAAGCCGATGATATCATTGCTCATATTGTCAAGAACTCATCCATGTATGATGAGAATGTCATATTGACTCGTGATGGCGACTATGTTCAGCTTCTCAAGTATCCCAATACCAAGATTTACAACCCAATCGACCGCAAGTGGATGGAAGAGCCAAATCCAGACTTTGCTCTGCGTGTCAAGATATGCATGGGTGATAAGTCTGATAACATTTTAGCTATTCGCCCTCGTATGGGTGTAGCTACCGCTGAGAAGTTCGTTGAGAGTGGTGAGTTGGATAAGCTGCTTGAGACTGCTCAACGTGACATTGAGAAGTTTGGTAAGCCTCGTGATGACATGGCAACTGCTTACTATAAGAATGAGAAGCTTATTGACATGTCGAAGATCCCAGCAACTATAACAGACCGAATCAAGGCTGAAGTTGATGCTTCTGTCATAGGCAACCCTTCAAACCTTCTCAAATACTTCGTAACCAGCGGTCTTCGTGAACTTCTTGAGGATGTATCACGAGTTAGAAACACCTTATCTAAACTCAAGTAA